CTACCATCGATCTCGAATAATTCGGAGATAGAGCTTATTCAAGAGATCCTGGCGCATATCGTTGAGGCGCTCCTTCGCCTCGAGCAGACAGCACCATTTTAGCTGACCCATCTCCTCCGAGATAGTATACCGTCTAATCTTCGAACGAGTTTCTCGGGGGACTATCGGTAACGTTTGGTCACAGGTCGCGGCGTAGTAGACCGTCTTATAAAGCTTACTGTTCGACCCCTGGAAAATCTCTACAAAAGGTCGTGTATTGATTAGGCTAATACTCTGGGCGCTCATGCCTGATTCCTCCTCGAACTCTCGTACCGCGCAGTGGAGGTCGGCTTCGTGGGTCTGACGTTTACCTTTCGGAAAGCCCCAAGGAGGTTCCCGTAGATCAGAGGGGTGTCGTCGGACAAGATTTGGTAGGTCACGGCGAATAGAAAGAAATATTTTTCGGGCTTTACAGAACTCTTGACGGTACAAGGACCCCCGGTTAACCCAGAGATCGTCCCAAAGTTCTTTAAAATTGTGGTCGATGATTCGACGCCGTTCCTCGCCGGTCATGGCGCTCAGATGACTTCCTAAATATTCAGGGTTATAGTTGCCCCGTAAGAAATCGACGTACGCGATAGTATCCCTACGTTGTGCGAGCAAAAAATAAGGTTGATCGTGAACCCAAGTATATAGGATAATTCCGTAACTGGAAATGGGAATCTGCCGTAGTTCGTTTGGTTTGTCTTCCATTATTAGTTAAAGGCCCTGTTTTTTTAGACGAATTTCAAAAGTCTTGGTCTGACTGTAAGGGATGGATAATTGTTCGCGTTATACCTCCAAGACATTTCTGGATGATCCTACCGTACTCTTCCGTAACTGGATAAATCAACAGGGTGACGTGGCTCGAGTCAATTTTCTCGCCCAACTGCTCATAGCGGCGTGCCTGTGTTTGTACCTGATTAATTCGCCATATTTCACTACTGTGCTCATTGCGGGAGTTGTGGTACTCGTTATCTTAGCTCTACATATCCGTAACAAATACCGCGAGAATTTCCGACCAGATCGCTCGCCGCCAGCGCTACGTACAAGTGAGGCCCCCATCATTGCTCCACGTTCCCACGACCTCGACTACTGGAACCCCGGCCACATCCATTCAGCCATTAATGCTGAATCCGTGGAGTATCTGACTCCCCTTGGGGCTGGTACCCAGGATTTCAGCTACGCTCCGCAACCAGCGGGTTGTCCTAGCCAAAGATTAGGGGGATATCCTTATGACAAATTTGCTAGCGATCTTACCCCCGAACAATCGCTACAAATTCGTCGAGAAATTGGTGCTATGAGCAATCAATATCCATATCGTCAAACTGTACAACCGACTGGACGCGAACAACCGGAAGCTCCAACAACGCGTCCACCGTATGGTCCAACCTGCTGTGATGGTTCTTGTGTGGAGCCTGTAAATCCTTCTTTGGCTATTTCTAATGCCAGTCTCGCTGGGAGTTACCTTAGCACCATTCCTCAGTATCGAGGCCCGGGATGGGATGTCCCACCGATGCCTTATCAACCTATCGCACCCCGTCTAGATCCCCAGCTTACAAGAACAGTCCCCAATATTGGTACCGCTCAAGGTGATACGGTCGATCCCAACGCGATGCTGTACCAACCCAATCCGGACTGCTGTAACGATAAACCTTTCATGGCTTACTACCACCGCGACGATGAGTACACTTCGGACGTTGATAGTATCTTAGATAACATGGACTATGCAGCGGGGATGGGTCACCGAGAACCTAACGAATATACCCCATGCATCCGTGACGGGCGTAACGTCGGTAATGCCGAGGCACCCGCCTCGGTGGATAATCTCTTAGGGCAGGTTCGCTATAATTATGCCCCAATCGATGCTTACCGTCATCCTAATTTCATCATTCGTTCTAATGTTGATCATCTAAAATTTACTACTCCCGATGGTAGAATCTGGCCCGAGTATTATCGAGTCCCTACCGAAACTCGTAGTCAAGTTCAGGCCGCCTGGGACTCCGATAGTATTCAGTTTCGCGAGGATATGATGGAACGGCTTTCCCGTAAATGGAATGCACGACAGTGCCAGTTGGCCCGCGCCCCACTTCGTGGAGATACCAATATGCATCGAGATCCGGTAGCATAAAACTTTGGTCTAAAAAAATGCCCCTATTTCGTAGTGTTTTTTCATTACTACGAAATATGACTCGCCCAGTTATCTTTGTCCAGGAAGAGTGCGATGTTACAAACGCGGCTTTCGAAGATCTATGCGATTATATCACTTACCACCAACACCTGTACTATCGCGGGGATCCTCATATTAATGATGAGCAGTTTGATCAGGCCTGGGACGCCCTACGCCAACGTCAACCTGATCACCCGTTACTACAGCAAATAGGTAGTGGATTTTGGGACGATTTCCCAAAGAAAAAGCATGTCATGTTTCTTGGTAGCCAAAACAAGGCACGTGACGAGGACGAATTCGTCCGATGGTTTGTAAAGCAAAAGGATGGGGAAGAATTTATTGTTCAAGACAAACTCGACGGGATCTCCGTAGAACTTCAGTATGAGCATGGTACACTTTCCGCAGCAGTAACGCGAGGAGATGGAACCGTTGGGGACGATATTACCAGAAACGTGCTGCATATGCAACACGTTATAGCTCAACTACCTAGCGAGTGGGGTGGAGCAGTACGGGGGGAAATTATGTTAGCTAAGTCTACCTTCGAGCAAATCTACCGCCCTCGTGGATATAAAAATACTCGAAATACTGCCGCGGGGATAGCGCGAGACAAAAAGGGGCAAGATTGTCATAACCTTATGATCTTTTTCTACGATGTTTTTGATCCCAAACACTTCTGGAAAACCGAACAAGAAAAGCTAGTCTGGTTGAACGGGCGTGGTTTCCGAACGGTCCCGACGGTATCATGCTATAACGATAGCAGCGTCTTTGCCTACTGGAAAGAGCGTGAAATGGAACGGGATAATCTCGACTACGACATCGACGGACTCGTTATTAAATGCAACGATTGTGATCCTCAAGACCCGACCCGAGAACATCCCGAACATCAGATAGCATTAAAATTTGCACCGCAAGAAAAGCCGACTACCATACTGTCAATCGAATGGAATGCTAACGGAGCTACCTATACACCGGTGGCGCAGGTCGAACCAGTCGAGATCAGTGGAAGTACAGTGAGACGGGCTAATTTATGCAATCCTAATTTAATCTGCGAATTGGGAATCCGTATTGGTTCCCGGGTAATGATATGTAAAAGAGGAGAGATTATACCAAAGATTGAGCGGGTTCTTGAACGGGGACATGGAGCGCGTATCAAAATACCCAAATATTGTTATACCTGTGGAGATAGGCTCTCTAACGATGGTACCCGACTCTATTGTATCAACCCAGATTGTCAATGCCAATTTCTCCACCGTATGAACAAATGGATCTCGGTCCTTGGTATCAAAGAATGGGGGCCTCTCTTACTAACTACTCTTCAAGAGCATAATATGGTACGAACCATAGCAGATTTATATCGTCTTACCGTAGAAGACCTAGAAGATCTACAGCTACCCGGAGGCCATCGGCTAGGTAAAAATAATGCCGTGAGAGCCATTACCAATCTTCAGGAGAAAACTATAATTGCTTTGGCAAAATTTATTGCGGGGTTAGACATTTATAGTATCAATGAACTTGTCGTCCAAAAAATAGTTGATGCTGGTTACCATACCATAGCGCAGCTACAAAACGCGGCCTTGGTTGATCTCGTCAAAATCAAGGGGGTTGGTAGTATCACCGCACAGGCCTTACTCGACGGTTTAGCGCACCGACGCGATGCCATTGCGGAGCTTCTCGATTTCGTCACAATAGAAGTACCCATGATCTTGGATATTACCCCAACATTGCAGGGAAAAAGCTTCTGCTTTACTGGTAAGCTGACTACGATGGCACGCAACGATGCCTCGGAGGCGGTGAGAAGGTTAGGAGGAACGGTGAAGACTGCGGTCAGTAAAGGTTTAACCTATCTTGTCACTAATGAACCTAAAAGTGACAGTAAGAAAAACCAAGAAGCACAACGGCACGGTACGATTATCTTGGATGAAGAACAGTTCCGAGCGTTGATTACTTAATTTTTCTCAGTTGTATCTAAGAAATTCATTTCAGTCCAGTACATCTCGTAGCACATTCCCTTTTCTTGTCTTCGATGAAATCCGCCGACACCACCTCTCCCTCCGATATCCCACTCACTAAACATGCCTCGAAGCATTTAGAAGCATGTGGCGTACAAGCCACACTGCAGACGGATGGGTATTGTTTTCCTACTGGGGTATTCATACAGAATTCATACAATTTGCTTCCACCGAGACTTATAAAGTTTTCCCGTGGCGGACGCAGTAAGAAGAACGCCAGCGCTAATACTATTAGGATAATCAACCAGTTATCCATTTAGTGATAATCAATATTTTTTTTTCAGTTAATATTGCCGTTATGTAAAATGAGCTTCTTCACCCAGCCCGACCCTATCGAAACAGTTAAGTCCACCATCTGGAGACAGATCACCTTCGAAAACCGTACCGCTGAAGTGTACAGGCTGCACTCACGTCATCCTGACCGCATCCCAATCATTATCTACCCCAATCCCCATAACCCGCACCTCAAGGAAATTAAACAACACAAATATTTGGTCCCTAAAGACCATACGGTGGGACAGTTAGTATACATAGTCATGCGGAAAATAAACGGTAGCCCCGAAAATACCTACTTTTTTTATACCAAACATCAAACCCTACTGTCCACTGCGCAACTTATATCCCAAGTGTACGAACAGTATCATGACGACGACGGATTTTTATACATCGTTTATGACGGTGAGAATACGTTCGGCTAATTTTTGGCCTTATCGATAGCGTCCTTGTTACGGAAAAACCATATCAAACTAATTATAGTCAAAATGATACCTATAAACATAACGAACTCCTCACCTTTGTTTTTACCGTACCACCCCATACCGGCTCCTGCTCCGGCAGTTAGTAGAGGAGTTAGCAAACAGGGAAGACACACCATTTGGGAGATGCCAATAAATTATTACGTGTCAGCTTCGTCGTAATCAGAAATAGACGAATCGTAGTAGTAATCCCGATCCATATTTTCATCGCTGTCATGATCGTTGCTATTTTCGTCGCTATCTTCGTTGCTATCTTCGTCACTATCATGATCACTATCTTCGTCGGGATTAAAATTGGACGGTAACGGTAACGGTACCCAAAATAAATCTGATATCGGATTAGTCGCAGTAGTGGTCGTGTCGGCCAATCCGGTATTTTGATAGTAAGTCATCATAGGGTTCAAAAAACTCAGCATCATCATCAATGGGTCCTGGAAGGATACCATGGGAAGTTCGGGTACAGCATCAAGCGTTGGTTCAGGCGCAGCGTTAAGCGTTGGTTCAGGCGCAGCGTTAAGCGTTGGTTCAGGCGCAGCGTTAGGCTGATAAACTTTACTCAATTCTCGTTGATCGGCTCGGCATATCGGACAGGTGCAGTGCTCCCGAAACCACGATTGGATACAATCGTAATGAAATCGGTGATCGCATAGTAACGTGATGAGATGGTCGTCTTCTTTATACTGTTCCAGGCAGATATTACACTCTCCAAAGACCCCATTATGCCAATCGCTTACGACCATTTCTTTCAACACTACATCCGGTAAGGGGGTAGTAACATCTTGAAGATTATCAATCGATAGTAATCCCGCTAACAGTTCGAAAGGATTATCGAACAAGGAGAGCGTTATGTTGTTGATGCGGAACGACATTACGCTACACTGTTATCCCTCTAAATGGTCAAAAGGAAAAAATGAATAAAAATAGTAGTTGGTCACAAAAACAAATGGGAATTCCACGAGCTTTTCGATGGCTATCACAACGCTACGCAAATATCCTGGTTCCTGTCAAAGAAACGGAACTACTTAGTAATGTTTATAGTCAATCTATCGATCATTTTTACATTGATATGAATGGGTTGATTCACCCCTGCGCTGCGCGTGTCTTTGGTTATGGTAAAGAACGGCAACAAGAATCGTTGCTTCATCCACCTCCCCCTAAACCTTGTGGTACCTGGCAAGATCTCTTCCAAGAGATCGCCCGCACGGTTAATTCCTTAGTCAATATCATCAGACCAAGCAAAAGTTTGGTCCTAGCGGTCGATGGGGTGGCAGGGGCCGGAAAATGCATTTCCGAAGGAACGATGATTAGTATGGCTGACGGTACTACTAAACCTATCGAGGAAATAGTTAATAACGATCTCGTACTTGCTTGGAATGGTAAAGGTTTCGTGGTATCAAAATGCCTTGGGTTACAGTCCAGAGGTATCCAAGATACCTTAAAAATAACAACCTATGACGGGCGTGAACTGATATGTACCGGTAGTCACAAAATATTGGTCGTACGCGGTAACATTATCGCGTGGGTCAAGGCGGGGAGATTGAAGGAAAACGACCATATCGTCGCTGGCCCTAGTGGACCCAGGCAATCGTTGGGGTTAGTCCTAGCATGGTCGTTACTACCGTATTACACGCTACCCATCGTCGATATCCAGGCGGCCGGTACTAGGAAGGTTTATGATATCGAAGTAGCGTGTAACCACTCCTTTTTAGCCAACGGAATATGCGTCCACAACTGTACACAACAACGGCAGCGGCGCTTTAGGGCGGCTAAAGAACGGTCTCCCGAAGAGTGGGCCCGCTTCGACAGCTGCCAGATCTCACCAGGAACCCAGCTGATGTACGAACTTGCTCTCTTTCTTCATAAGTGGATTCAGGAAGAACTAGCACACAATCCTCTCTGGGCCAACCTTACGGTAACCTTTTCGGACGACCGGGTGTGTGGTGAAGGCGAACATAAGTGTCTGGTGGTAATGAGAGAAGAATCTATACGGCGTCCATCCTTCTGGGAAGAGTCCCACTGTATTCATGGTCTCGATGCTGACCTGATTATGTTGACGCTCTCCAGTCACCTACCGAAGTGCTATCTTTTTCGAGAAAACATGGATACCCCTCACGAATTTTACTTGGTGCGCATCGGCGAGCTACGAGAGCAGATCGTCCAAGATATTGGACGCCCAGACATATCGCCGCGGGTAACAATTAACGATTTCGTCTTACTATTTTTCTTGGTTGGTAACGATTTTCTTCCTCACTCGGTCGTGTTAGATTTAATGAACGGTGGAATGGACCTAATCTATGAGTTATACCTACGCCAGCTCGATGTACTTGGACCCCTTTCAGAAGCCCGCGGTGAAGGGGTTGTTCAAGAATCACGTTTGCGGCTAGGCCCATGGTCGAATTTCTTTACGGAGCTGGGTTTGTTGGAAAAACAGCTGCTCGAGCAGAAGATTCGTAAATTATACCCAGCGTTCCCTTACCGTACACTTAGCGATTGTTCTAATTGGTCAGCTCGAGGGCCACAGCTAAATCTAGCCCAATTCCGTGAGCGATATTACCAAGGAAAATTAGGTTGTGCTCCTGACTCGGAGAAAGTACGGCAGGTATGTCGAGATTATTTGCATACCATGCAGTGGGTGGCGTCTTACTATTCATCTGGGATAACGGATTGGGAGTGGGTCTACCCCCACTTATACGGGCCATTTCCTACTGATCTAGGTGCGGCATGCCGCACCTACCAAAATGATCCCCCGCCTAAAACTATACCTTTGACTCCTTTTGAACAACTTCTGTCAATTCTTCCTCCTAAAAGTAGGCACATCCTCCCGTCCTGCTTCCATAAAGTCTTCGATCGTACCGATAAATACCCTACCGAATTTGAGATCGATTTCGAAGGGGCCAAGGCTGACTGGGAAGGGGTCGCTCAGCTACCTCATATTGATATTGCCTGGGTCAAGCGACAATACCGCAGGATTATGAAGAAGTGCCAACAAACCCCTGATTTCATTAGGAATACCAAGTCGGCGGTTTGGCGCTACACAAATTCTTAACTATTAGTTAGGAATTTACACTATTTCTCTAGCAGGGATGATGTTCCGCGTTCGATGCCATATGACACAATCAATGGTCAACCAGCAGACTCCGTGAATAAACATTAGGACAAACATACCGCACCAAAATCGGAACCAGTCGAAATATGCACAACAAACTACAGCCCAGATGGTAAGGGTGACTAGTGCGCTAGCAACGCATAACAAACGTAGTCGATTACTCATAGCTATATTTTACATGCTGATCGACTAAAACATTTTTCACTTTCCATCAGGACGATAATACCGTGTTACTTCAGCCCAGCTGTGATAATTAGGTTGGGGATGGCGGGTCTTCCAGCGCACGAAATCGGTGTTGAGAGGTGGGAGTGGCTTACCGCCGGCATCGTGCAAAGGTTTTCGATGCGATGGTTCCGCGAGTCCTAGAGTTGCAAACCATTTTTCCCCATAATGTTCCTTTATTAGTTGCACTTCGTCCTTCGTAAGTTCCTCCGGTAGCAATCCTTCGCGTAGATTTTCGAGTAGTTTGTCCAGACGAGAAATATGAACGGACCGTTTATGTTTAGGATCGTAGATCGAACGTTCGTAGTAATCTTCATCGTATCCCAAACGGTCAAACCAATCGTTTCCATAGTGCTGATTAAGCATTTCAACTTGATCCCGTGAAATCTGGGTCGGTGTCAAGCCCCGTTCCATACGGTATATAAGCTGATCTAAAGTGGCAATCTCACCACTAGGTCCACTCATCGTTATTTTTCGCTTGTGCTGCTTTATATCAAAAATAATTCTTAACTAATTAGTTGAGAATTACTTCGCTCAGACTTAGTAGCGCCCGCAGGGCTCGGTGCATACCCGAACGCATGGTTCGTACACACGGTCGTGATCAACTTTGTACCAATCGAGATCTTTTTCGCGGGGGCAACACTTATACATTGGTGCGCTGAGATTATCCAGATCATAGCTCTAATTTTCTTTTTTGCATCTTTAATTCCTGCATCAAAAAATGATTTTGTATAAAGCAGTATAAACAAAATTAAATGGAGTTTATCTGGCACTGGCACCGGTATGATATACCTTCGTGTTTTCCTACGGTACAGATCCGTAAACTAAACTACGATATGGATTTTAACCGTTCCGATTACTGGACTTTTGGTGTTCGTCAGTGGAAACGACGATGGATTTTTATCGCGGTACCAGGACTCTACCGTTATATCGATTGGGATGATGTCATCGACACATATCTGAACGAAAACCCTCCCGCCTGTATGGTACTGCATAATACCGAAATGCATGAAGTAGCTCGACAGGCGGGAGTCGCCCTATAATATTACGTTAAAAATAAAAATCTTGTTAGAAATTAAGATGATCTAGGGAATCTTTATTACTATCGTTATCGCCTACATAATAATGTTATGGATTAGAGGTGTAGTTCTTATTTAATGTTTTATGTCTAAAAAATGCCCCAGCTTCTTTTAGACGTCTAATAACTAATGGGAAAACATAAAACACCTATTGAAATATTCCTTGCGGGAGTTCAGGCGAATAAAGTAGCACGGGAATTCTCATGCCGAGAGCATGCCGAAAGTATCGTCTTCAGTGATTTTGAGGATGATCGTCGCCGCGGAAAGCATACCAAGATCAGTGATATTTTTGGGGTCGGTGAACAGGAGCATGTCATGGTCTTTCTCGATCCCAATAAATCGGTTATCAAATCGTGGGTTACTCAGATCAATTGTGAAACGGGTCTACCACTACCAGAACAGACGGACAGTTTCTGCTGGTGGTGCCGCCACGGGTTTAAGGAATGTCCTATTGGTCTACCAATTCGCTATTCCAAAAAAGAAGGAAGCTTTGAGACCGAAGGAATCTTCTGTTCTTTTTCGTGCTGTTTAGCTTTCTGGGAAAGCGAGCGATACTGCCCACAGTATCGCCAAAGCCGAGAGTTGCTCCATCTTCTATACGAGCATTTCTTCAGGCATCGCGCTACCATCATCGCAGCCCCTTCGTGGAAGTTGCTTCAGAAATATAACGGGTCCATGACTATCGAAGAGTACCGTAAAAAGCTAGGTAAATCGCGTTTTTATGTTACGGGCAATCGGTATCGTCAAATCCTCTTTCCTAGCGGCGAAATGATCGAGGAGCGTCGGCGCTTCTAATTCGTTGTTCTACACAACGAATTAATGTTGATCGATCCATGCGACAATATCTTGACGTCTCATCGCTACGGCTTGTTGACGACACGATTCTTTCCTCCAAGGACATCCTCGGGCTCGCGCCCAAATAAGAATATCAAGGCGACCGCAAAGTACCGCGTTACTACAAACGGCACTATTCCAAGGACAACTGTTTTTGTAGGCGTACGATAGTATCCTGATGTGACCATAAAGTGCCGCTTCGGAACATACAAATTCGTTCCAAGGGCATCCTCTATGATGGAGCCATGAAAGTATTTCATACTGCCCATATCGGGCAGCATCTTCGCATAAATCTTTACTCAAAACGTAATCATGGTCACAGCACCATTCAAGAACGCTTAGTTGCCCTTTCCGAACAGCGATCGCAAGAAGATCAGGATCAGTGGGACAGGAATGGCGGCGAGCCCAATCAATGATATGAACGTGCCCATGTTCCGCCGCTTCGCGCATTGTGGTTTCCCATTCCGCCCCAAGCCTCTGTGCTAATTCAAGCATTGGTAGATTACCGTGACGGGCGGCATAAGAGCAAACATCTCCCATAAAAAAATTCCTACGATTAAGCCATACCAAAACATCTAAATGATTACCGGCTGCTGCTTCTTTACTATAAGAAGTATCTTGGTGCTGCCACTGTTCCGAACGGTATAAATTACGCAAAATTCTTAATCGACCGTGACGACAGGCACAAAGTGCCGCGAAGTCATAATCATTATTATCCTGTAGTAAAAAGTATACTAACTCATCATGACCATGTTGGACGGCGGTCTCTAAAATACTATGAGAATCGTAGGATTTAAATCGTTGGAGATACCATGAGACCGTTGGTAAATGATTATTTCTTACTGCAGCTAAGAGGGTACTCTGATCGATTGGGCAGCATTTCGCTACCAACCACTGTAGTAAACCAAAATTGTTATGTGCAGCTGCAGCCGCGGTGGTCGGGGTGCTCCAAGGAAAATTATTCTTTAGCGCCCAGTCTAGTAAGGATCGATTATTGATGCTAACCGCATAGGTACACCCAAACGGATCATTAGGCATGGGTGCTATATCTTGGTAACATTGTCGACACGATAATCGTAGAGTAAAAAGTGACGGTAAATGGTCGGTGATAGTATATAGAATATCGGTCTCCATTTGATATGGATTAAGAGATGGTTACAAATCATTTTTTCTTTATTCCTTACGGGATCGGTAAGGAATAAAGAAAAAATGATTTGTCTCCATTTAGGGGGTAATAACTACCGCAATGTCTGCTCCAGATATCATAATTTGGGGCGATCATGATGGTCTAGGAGTCTACGATCGATCCCATACCCATTATGACTACTGTAGACCGCCAGAGAACATTCGGTACTCGGGACGCTATCATACCCGAGGCAAAAACGGTCGAATTCTTCATAAAAATTTGACCCTACAACAGGCTATCGAGATTACTCGCAACGATTCCCGCGTCATACAGGTTAGTGAGGATAGATATAGATCTTGTTGCTTTTGCTGCTAAAGTTTTTCTTAGAGTACACTCTAAGAAAAATGATTATCAATGATGATGATGTTTCTTGGGAGCTACCTTACGTAACGTCCAGCGTGGATTGGCACCATTTTCTTCTGCTACTTTAGTGATTTTTCCGGCACGCTCCATCTGGTAGAGTAGCGGATTCACCGTTTTTCTAGTAGACCCCGGTCCATGCAAAGCACGCGCAATCACCAGAGTCGGGACAGGATCGTCTGCGCCAGTGAGAATCTCGAGTACCTGTTCTTCCATATCTGTTATAGTATAGTGTGAATAATTTCAATGTCATTTTTTTTGTTATGATAGTTTAATGCATTCCGGGGTGCAAAAAGCTCTGAAATGCTGCCGTAAAATTATGGTCCGTTATAATCTTACGGCGACACAGCTACTACCATACATCGAGGAAAAAACGAAGTATCCCAGTCCAGCGGCTCTTGAGTTGCGGTCACTGCTGATCCGAATCGATCGATGCCGTAACGAAGATATAACCAATATTCCCGAAGCAAATTTTTTACACCTCCGAAATGGGTACTGTTTCGATCGTCAGAAATTGGCCGAGATGATCTTACGAGATAAAAATTGGATGGTAAATCCATACGATCCGCGAGAGTGTTTATTCGACGCTCGGGAAATTTACGAATTTCTAACATCTTTCGACGGAGCGATACGGCAACAGCTAGAAGAAGTTATGATGCCTTGGATAAAGCAAGAAAAAAATAAGCTAGCCGAGATCATGGGTGCGTTTCATGTCCACGAAATGATGGGGCAGCTCGGCTATCTAATCTATGCACTAACCGGAGATGATTGGCACAGTTCTGCCCCGGTTAGCGCTCTTCATGACGCGTTGAAGAAAAAATTAGCTCCAGTTAAAAATCATCCAGCAATCTCGGAGCTCTACGATCGGCCAAACCAACTTACCGCGCGGAAATTGTTAGCGCTGTATTACGGCTTCCAACCTCACCCTACTTTACCAGCCAAAATCACTACGACACCTGCTATGATCTACCGGCACATCGCAATGCCTGGGGGATGGCGCCTCGGAATTGCTGATGAAGGGGCGCGGAATCTTTTCGGGGTTCCGATACTACAATTTAGCTTACCACTTACTCCTAACCAAGAACAGGCACGAGATACCTACCACGAGGCATTAAACTATATCAAACGGAACAACCTCTCATCGTATTTACTAAATCGAGAAATACCGACGGTATCTTTTTTATACCAGTTATCCTAATAGGATGCGCCTCTATTTCTTCACCTAAAGTGAAGAAATCTTTATTCGTCACGGGGACCTTGGGGCGTTAAATGATCTTGGCTAGGATTCCGGCTGATGCTTACTATATTTATATCATCAAAATAACTGTGGTTCCATACCGGAAAATAGACACGATTATTAGTCCATACACAAAATCCGAGCTCGCGTCCTTCAGGTATAACCGTACCATGATATCCGTGATTTTCCCGATAGTAGTAATAGTCGCCGGCTAAGCCAATCGGAATATCGTCGAGATTGCATATATTAACTTTCCCGGTTCCGTCGAGACGTTCCCCCGCCAGCGAACAGTATTCGACATCGTCCCAAGTTTCTCCATACCGAGATAGGCCACGAGTAATTATCTTACGATATGTCCCATCCGCCATCGAAGTAAGCTGAAATGATTGAAATCTAAAAACATTTTTCTTGATTTGTTACAATGGACCGGGTACGACGGCTACTTCGTTCCTGTCTACTAACCCACGATGAAATGGGAGGATACCTGGTACGAGACCATACGGGGATAATATACACGACGGTCGAAATTGGTCACCATGGAGGAATCGATCCGGTACTCCCTGAAATAGTAGACGGACAGGAATTAATTGCGTGGCATAGTCATCCTACTCAATTGGCGGTAAGCCCACCCTCACCTAAAGACATCCATACTATGGTACTGTGTCATCCTAGCACAATTAAATTTGATTTCGTTATCGCCCCCGAGGGAACCTATTTTATCCGAAGCCAAGTACCCCTCACCGATGCTATTTTAGAGCAGTATGCACAAGGGTGGAACGAAGCATACGTCGATTTAGCACGCCACCCTCACTTGGGCCCGGAGCTAGATCGATTGCTAGACGCATATCGTGCAGCAGGAGTCGAAATAGATTTTGTTCCATGGAATTCATAGTATATCTATGAATTTTTATAAGTTGAGCATAGCTCCGTACTCTGCACCGACCGTAACGATCTTTAGTATCGGACTGGCACCATGATACTCCATCACAACATCGTTTACTGTTACCGTATACAGTATGTAAGGTGTCGTGATAGGAACGTTCGCTATCGCTGCAGCCGGGTAAGTTTGAGTATCGTTCCAAAACTTTGCGTAGCTTAAGGCACGAACTAAATCGGAGAAAACTCTCACCAAAAAGATAGCTCCATCTTCCAAGGAGGGGTGCCGTAGGTAAAATACGGTCAATTGTGGTGGTGGAACTTCAAAGGTATGCGATGAAGGTAAAAATAGTTGACCAGCTTTCCAGTTATCCAACGCTTCCAGCGTATCGAAAATAATTTCGTAAAGGTGGGGGTGGTAATCGTCACTGGTCTGGTAATAAGTTTGAAGATATTCCCGGGCCGTCTCTTCTTCTAGGTCGAACTTCGGGCGTCGCATGGATTGGGTAATGTGATATTTTAATCGACGCTGAACATTCTCTGAAGGAATAACTAGCCGGTCTTTGTAGTAGAAGTCGCCTTTATCAAAACGAGCATGGATGACATATTGGTAATCGGGGATGATAATACAACGTTCTTCGAAGAATTGATCTAGCGACAGGTTAGACCGGACATATTCATGCAACGCATACTCTGCCAAGACCTGGGCGGTTTTACGTACTTGTTGACGTTCTTGTAATAACGATTGAGAATTGTCGGTTAGTAACAGGGTATAATCATATAGTGGGGGGAGATTGTCATTCGTTTCCAGCGGTGCGCACGGCACAAAACAAGAAATACCACCAATTGTAGCCTGGACGCCGTATGTCATTCCGTTCCTAACATCGCGCGCGATGATTTCGGCCTTTTCCTTATCGAGGAAATCTTGTACGGTATCCCATTCCGGTATCATGATTGGGTCGAACGTCGGAAGCATCTGAGCCGGTAGAGGGCTCGTCTGCACAATTACGTCGCCGATTAGGAAGGAACGAGCGTTACCGTTATAATCTAAGGACTGCGCGTTCGGAGCTTGGCTAAACGGTAATCCTACGGGAACAATATCGTGAGTTACCAATAGTTCTTTCGACCGATTCATCCGATCTTCAAGAGCCCAGAGTTCTTGATTGAGTTCTCCGGTAAAGATTGCCCTGATGGAATCTTCGGTACGTTTAACGATCAATTCGCATAGGCCCCGGTGACCGTGCGATATAACAAAAATAGCATTAACATGTACGGCGGGAATACTACGCCGTGCTAAATGAGGCACGATCTCATTAGTATCCCCCGAGAAGATGAAAATATCGATATCATATAGCTCTTCTAGCATAGGCCGCCAAACGATGATATCGAAACCCTTACGGGAAAGAATACCACGAATCTCATCTTCGCTTTTTCCGGGGAAGAACGGTGCTAAGATACTCACTTTCTTTTTACGCAGCTTTTTGAAAAGAGAATTGACATAATAAATTCGCTCGTTATAGCTATCAGGGTAGCCATCTATGAGAGAGTAGGCTACAGCGTGCAGACCGCTCAACGGCGATTGTGCTAAACCAAAACGGCAAAAACGTTCGTAGCATTCTTGGTTATCAGGATCTTCAGCATAAAAACGAAAAACAGTATCTATTTTAGAAGGTAAAAGGGAAAGGCCATTTTCTGCGGGGTGCTTATGCTGCAAAATTTTATCGGTCTTTTTCTTCTTGGCCTCGTTAGCGAAAACTAGATCCCATCCACCATCGCGGTACCATTTATACAGAAATTTCTCATACTTGAAACACTTGGGAACATAGGGGTAAACCCCCGCATTAGGAAGGGTGTTTTTTCGCAGGTCTGGGTGGTATCCTTCGGGGCAAGCAAAATATCTGGTAGGTCCTTCGCCGTATAAGGGAAATTTCATGACATTTTGCCCCCGGGCCCGGGCGAGTTTAGCCTCTTTTTTACTGATGATGGTGGGGCGATTTTTTTGGACGATACGAGCATAGTTAGCGAGGAAGAGATCCGGTGCTTTTTGCCGTAATATTTCGGTTTCCCGTGTTCCTTTTCGTCGTTTTTGGGGGGCGTCTACTTTAGCACGTTTTGGAATATAGATCTGATATATGCTCGCGATATCTTTTTTATGGTCTTCGTAGTACGACAGTAAACGAACCAGAATATTTTTAATCTGCTCGGCGGTATCTAGATCAGGAACACGATTGATCTCCCATCGTAGGTAGGGAGTATCTCCTGCGAAGAGTTGCTGTTCCTTTGGTTCTAGGCGGTTAATCTCTGGTTGGTTGTTGTTCGACCACCCGCTACTAACCATAACATTGGTAAAGATATCGTTGATCGAGTTGCTATAGAATTTCATAAACATCCGCGTTTTTTTCGAGGCTAGGTTAGTAGTCTCGTATGGGTAAATAATCTCTGACATGAAGGGGTCATTAGAAAGAGCGTGAAGAAAGATCGCTTGATCAATAGGGTCGTAAGGCATGAGGAAATCTACGGAAAAGGATTGATGAATGGTACTTGCCGTTTTGAATAACACGGAAGGCCAGCGGTCGAGGATACTGGCGACGATCTCATCCTCATCTTTTCCTTCGGTTGGTGCTTGGAATATAAGGCGATAGAATCCTGGTATGTCGGCGGTAATCGTACAACGAGTAAAATTTTCTACACGAAAAATATTACCGGGTTTAACTTGGTAATAAAATACCAACTGGTTACTGATGGGGTGGTCGGGGACCCATTTGACCGGTAGGACTAAATCCGAACGAACCTTGAAGATTGTTTTGAGATGGTCTTGATAGGGCAGCGTAGCGTACGCGAAAGGCAGTTGAATATTCAAATGCAATTTGTCGAGGAGACGCATCAGCGGTAAAGGACTGGTAATGACTACCTCCACACCAATCTGGTTGATGAGCAGGGACGACGAAGGCTGCTCTTCATATCCTTCTAACACTTGATTAAGCGCATCGATACGCCTTAGCTCGGGAATCCATTTCTTTTCCTCTCCTTCGAGCGTAATGATCTTACTGTGTTCCTTGATGATGTTTTCCCAACGCACTCTCCGCTTGCGAGTAGTCAGCAAAGGTGCAAAGAGTGTTAAAATTTCCTCTTTCTGTTCTTCGGGGAGTTGCTCGGGATACCGGAGCCGAAGCCAGATAAGTGCCAATTCCAGCTTAGTTAAGTGCGTCCATTGACTTTTGAGTTCGACTAAAAGTTCTTCGTTGAGTCGGGGGATCTTTCCCAGTCTATCGCGAATATCTCCGGCAGCATACTTTTTCATGATGGGGAATTTCAAGGCCGGTTCGAATGAGAGATAGATAGCTGGTATTCTGATCGCCTGTGCTACTCGTGCACGAATTGTGGCCGTACTGTCAGCGGGACCATACGTAATTTTGTGCTCGCCCACTTTAAACGAAGGCATCTCTGCTTATTTGAAAGAAATTTTCTTGCTGCTAAATAAGATGAACGACTTAAAGATTTTACTGATAGTGCTTTGCTTTTCTTACTTATTGTTTATTTTCTCTTTGTTTTTATATAATCCACACCACGGTCTTGCAGTACGGCGGGTGCCCCCTAGAACTTTGTACTCTTATTTTCCATTTTACCGTAGGGGAACTGTAAGCGCTGATATTCTGGCTAGTGTAGATGTTATTATCCCAGCATTTATTCGTATCGATGTCGGTGAACCAACTCTACTCGTAGCTGATGCGGTAGTGGCCGCTAACAAAGTCATCGATGAGATCGAGAAATTATCCCCGGGGAAGCAGTATATCTTTTCAGTAGGCGGAGGAAGCCCGGGAACCCAGCAGAAGAATTTTGTCCAGATCACCACGGGGGGACAAGCTGATAAACTAGCTCAGGAGATTCGTGTTACTATCGATGAGACTAACCATCGACTAGGTCGGCACGCAGTAATAGGAGTTGATATTGATTGGGAGCAGCCTGGACAGAAGGGGTGGTTTGATAAGGAGGGATTCCGTACCTTAGTAGCCGCTCTGCATCGAGTGCTCCATCCTGATTATAAGATACACTTCGCCGTTTATCCAGATAACTACCTGTACTATTCTCTGGATGATAGTAAAATAGTCGAACAGATAGACAATATCTTCGTCATGGCTTATGATAATATGTCCAAGGATAATGCCAGTATGACATGGGTAGTGCCAAGTGTGCGTAAGATGGTCCAGGCGGGAGTCCCTACAGAAAAATTAATTATCCTTCAACCGCTCTATTTCCGTAAAATCGACGGTAACCACACCGCGATTACTTACCACTCCGTGGCTGAAATCATGAACGAACAACTCCGTACCATGAATACGGATGATACTCTTCCATCGTTAATGCACCCCTGGCGCTACCAGGGGGAAACCTACGACGTTATCACCCCTACGATGATGACCCTACGAGTCCAGGAGCTAGATCGGGAGTTTCCCGGTATGGATGGCTCCGGGATATGGGAGATTGGACAGGACGCTAAAACCCCCAGCTTAAGCCTAGCGCGCGCGATCAAATACTCTTAGCTATTTCATTGGTTTTCGATGAAATAAAAATTCTTGGTTTTTTCTATATGAAGAGGTATCGCGAATCGACTCCCGAGTCGCCACCCCCAAGCTCGCCGCATCAACCTTGGGAAGAAAGTACCCGAACGTCGCGCCTAGAATTAACTCCTCTCGAATCGCGGTCGATCCAGGCTTATGGTACTGCTGAAGATGTCTCGAGATTGCTCGAAAAGTTAGAGCGTGTCCGTGCATCGAATATATTCGATTCGAACGATCTAGATCCCTTAATTCAGGAGCTGACGCGGAGACGTGACGAGCTTGTTCGCAACTTGCTCCACGGTAACCCCGAACGGTATCGACGTTCTTCAGACATCTTCATTTTCGACTTCGATGATACTCTTTTTCCTTCCTCTTGGTTGAAACAGCAGGTTATGGATATCGTTCAAACGAAGCGTCCACTCGATCCCTCGCTACCACATGCACAGGAAATCGAAGGAATTCTTGGCCATCTTGATAACGTTCTAACTCAACTCTTCATAGATGTTTCCAAAAGAGCCAAACCCTACATTGTTACGGCCAGTAAAGAAGGTTGGGTCGAGACAGCTGCCAGTAACTATCTTCCACGTTTTAATCGCAAAATTATGCCCTTTCTCAAAGACAGTATATTTGCGGTGCCATTGAATAGGAGCCACGAAGGATTTAAACGGGATGCTATTAAGAAGATCATCGTGATGAGTAGCGAGCGTCACGGCTTGGTTAGAATCGTTTCGGTCGGAGATAATATGACCGACGGTGCCGCTACGTGTATGGCTATCCGCGATAGTAGAGACACCGACGCTCTGGTCCGCAAATGTATTTTTTATATGGTACGGCCAGGCTTCGAATTTCAACAAACCAATTATCTTATCAATCAATTACAAATTCTGAATAAAATTGTGGTTACTGGTGAATATCGGGAACTTTTCGATCTCAAATTTTCCTCCGACGAATGCCAGAGTATTCATCTAGCTTCACTTCCCGAGCCTATGGGTCCGCCTAATGTTTAACGATTCACAGAAATAATCCTACGAATTATAAAATTGCATTCAGACTATTTTTCTTGTCTATGTTTAGAGATGTTATCTTCACTAGCTAACTTTATCACTAATGAAACGGATGCTTTGGCCCAGATGGAGTTGGGAGAACTTCGTTCCATTCTTCAATCTGGGCGCTACGTTACCGAGGAACAGAACGGACAACCGGTAGGGTTCGCGTGCTGGAAGTTAAGCGAGAAATCGCAACAGCCCTGGAAAGCCTCCTTTAAATTTCGTAACATGATGTTGCTCGAGTACATGGTGGTTAGAGATGATGTCCAACGTCAAGGGATAGGGACACGATTACTATACTCCATCGAGAAGATTGCTCGTTATTACAACCGTAACGCTCTTGCGGTAGGTGTTCCGATTAAAAACGTTAAAGCGCAGCGCTTTTTCCAATACAACGATTGGGGCTACTTAGGATTAGCCAACGACAACGATATGACCTGGAAAATTTATACCTATGATATGAAAGAATAAAATATTGCGTCGCTGTAATGAGGCAGGTTGTTTTTGCAGACGAAATAGGGCTACCGTTGACGGTAGAGCATACCTCTGATAGTTATAATGGTCGGTACCAAAACCCTCACCAAAACCCCGAGAGAGGATACGCTCCTCCCCTCCAACTCATCAGCTTCGCGATTCTTATTATTATGGTCATCCTATTTTTCTGGTAGTTTAATTTATTGTTAACCGCTAACGATGCATCCTTTTACTATCGTCCTGATATTAGCCTCGATCCTTTTATCAATCTTACTGTGGCGGTCACTTAAAACGCAACTAACACAACCGACCACCTCGCCCACTAACTGTATTACGGTGGAAGATCTTTCCGAGCTCATCGCTCAATGGGAGCAGAAGCAGGGGCGCAAACTCGAACTCAGTCAACGTCAAGAGGATGGTTGCTACATACTCGGCGGAACATCTTTGGCGCGTATGCTCATGGGGTACGATCTTATGGATCTACGCGAGATCGTTGCGTGCGGTGGCGCTATCGAGAACATCGAGTTGATGGAACCGCGTAACAGCCCCCTAGAATTCTCGGAGATGGGGATCGACCTTCTACCCAGCGCTCAACCCAATTTCGTACCGTACGGTCGCCATAATCTCCTCCGAGGACCAAAATTTGCCCAGTACCTGACGAAGCATCCGGAGCTTTTAGATGTAGAAGCTTGGAAGAAGCGAGGCTCCAACCTACAGAATATTCTACTCAAAATTAAAACTTATCCAGACTCCAGCTGCCTTCATCTGACAAAGGAAAGTTAATTCATTACGGTGGCCGTAATGAATTAGAAAAAGCGTGCGATCGGATTGAACAGAAATTTAAGTGTGAGAGGTTCCGGCGTGACCTTGGTCACGGTCCAAAAATCGCTCGCTAGATGTTCGTTCGTAAGATAGTCGTACGGGAGAAGCCCGGAACCTTTGTTACCCCATTGATCCCCCCAGCTGTTACGGAAGGTGAAGTATTTAGCTTCATCATCGTAACCAGTGATGGTGATGGCATGACCCCCTAGCACGGATTCGTCCGGTTGTGGCATCGGCACCTTACCTGTCACAGCAACCTCTTTAGTCTCGAAACTACCATAAACACTAATACCGCAGACAAAGGGAAAACCTTGTTGAAGAGCTTTTCTGAATTCGTCTAAATTATGCTTAATCTTTCGGTATAGAATCGAGCGATGTTTCTTGGCTTCTTGGTAGCACAAAGGAAGCGGCGGATCGGCAAACTTAGCAATATCATAGGGCCAGGCTTCCTCAGAACAACATCCTTGAACGTTGAGCGTTTTCATGCCATCACGTAGACTGGCACCGTTATCTGTACTAATGGTTCCTTCTAGCTCGCGCTCGTTGTAATAGATAAAAAGACGAGAGGGCTTAATCGACTGTGAACACCCTTCCTTAAGTTCGGCATAGTCGAAGGCGGCCGCTAACGCTTGTGCAGTACAACTGCCTAGATTTCCCTGGTCATAGACAGGAATCTTTTCGAAAAGCGGTAATACTACCGCACCAGTATCTTTGATGGGACCAAACACATGGAATTGATCACGGATATCCGGGAGGTCACGAATCCAACCGTAGCGACGGTTCATTTACTTAAGAAAAACAAGTTATTTCTCAGCATTTAGCTAGGAAAATCATTTTTATGGTAGCATAAGATTATACGGGCAACCATGAGTTCGAGCCCATTCCAATGTCGCTGGACAATCGTACTCTTCGGCAAAAGAAAGAGTAGTTATGTCCCACGGACATGGCGGGTTTTGTAACCGCAGCCAAGCTAGAGTCTCGACTGAACCGGATGCTGCCGCATTGGCGCACGTTTGCTCGCTCCAAGGAAGTCCCAGTGAACAGAGCCATATCAATATATGTAGGTGTCCTCGGAAGGCAGCAGCGTTTACTTCAGATTCGTTCCAATATTCCGGAGGCGTATGCTCGTAGAGCCATTGTAGCATCGGAAGTTGCCCCTCTAATACCGTATAGAAACAGGTAAGTTCGGATATCGGTGCACCTTGACTACGGGCCCACTGTAACGTTTCCAATTGGCCACTAGTAGCTGCGGCTCGGCATGTCCATTCGTCGAGCGGCTGACCGTGCTGTTGAAGCCAATGGAGCACATCAATACGCCCTTCTCGGGCGGCTAGTTGGCAAAGCGATGGCATTTAAGCCATCTAAATAAAAATGCTCAAACATTTTTTAATAGAAAATAATATAAGAAGATCGTATATAATGGCTCTTACACGAGCTGAAGCTCTTGAGCTAAACCATCCTAAGAAATGGATCCGACTAGCTTACTGGGTTTGCAGTAAAGATTACCTTACCGATTCACTCGATGGTATGGATCTTCACGGCATGATTCGACGGTCCTATCATCCACGCTACCGTAAGGATGGAGAGCAGGATAGTAAGGAAAAGATCCGCTTGCTAGAGCTCGGTCGGATGTAGCAAGAGAAAATTACTACCCGTAACTTCCGCCCGAAACCTCTACCACGGCAACGTTCTAATAATCCTTACATCTGTGTGCTTAAAAAATATGGTCGTTTTAGTTCTTATGCCAAAGAACGTGGATGGCTGAAGTACCCCGTTCCTGAAGCGGGAGATTTTTTTGAAGTGTACGATAATTCTAGTGCCGGCGCGATGACCGATTTAAGTCCGATGTACCTAGGTCCTGTCATCGACGAGTTCGGTGATGTTCTAGCCTGTAACATCGAAGATGCCTGGCAAGGATCGAAGGTTTTTTCGAAACAGATGGTGGGGGCGAATTGGTTGGAACTCTGGAGCACTAGTATTAGATTTTCCGGTAAGGCTCAGCGTCATCCTTTCAAATCAAAGCATCCAGCGCTTTTTTCTTACTATCGCAACCGACGCTGGAACTATACTGACGCTCGACAGGTGATGTATTGCCGATGGTATTCTAAGTTAGTACGAAAAACTTCAGCCTACCAATATTTACGTCAACGGGTTGATGCTGGAGTAAATCTGGTCATCTTAGATCCTGATGGAGAAAGCCGCGAACAGGCTCCTACAAAACTACAACGAGATAGTCGCGAGGTCTTAGAACGTTGGATTAACGATCCGAAAATAATCTTCGGCCACGGCTTCGTACTAGCCTGCTGCCTTCTAGATATCGATGTGTGGTCTGAGCTTCCGTTAGAGTAAAAATTTCGTAGTAATGCTACGAAATTTACTGCGGCCCCCATAGAGTGGTTTCGTGATGTTCGTAGATGATATATTCGTTACCATCATCCTCATCGTTTATGATCAGGGACTGTTTTGGTAACAAGCAGTGCGGATGTGGTTTGTGAGCGCCGTAGAGACACCACCCGGGAAATTTACTGGCCCACAACGCGAGGATTTCCTGGGTCAGCTCTTCGGTAAATTTATCGGTAATCTCGGATAGGTGTTCGACCATGTCCATAACTATTTCTTCATCTAAGTTGTGACAAAGATGAATATCCGAATGTTTTTTGGTAAAGATCATCTTTCGGTATGGTACCCCTTTCATCATATCTTCCATAGCATCGCGGCGCTCCTTCATTGCGGCTGGAAAGCTATCTTCTAGAAAGCCAGAGTATTCGGCATCTTTTACCACCCCATCACAGCAATATTTAAGACACTTAGGACATTGCCGGTTAATCGTTTGTGCGCAATAAATGCAGACGTGATGAGCGCACGGGAAGACGTACGGTTCGATCAGTATTTCATGACACACCGAACATTCCGGAAGAATAATGGTATCCTTTCTAGGTACAAACTTTCTCTTCGTTCTGGCCATGAGGTGCTTCGTAGTGATCAAAATAGTACGAAGCATTTTTTAGAATTCCTCAATTCATCCGTTTCCATCGGTAGGCTTGATGAACAATCCACACGTTGAACGCTTTACCATTAGCTATCGCTATGTTAAAAACAAAAACTTTATACTAACGCAGTATGGATGATCGTATCGCGGAACTCGAGCGATCGTTACGGGATGCCAATAATGACCGTACCGCACTGATCCAGTGGGTCAAGAAGCTAGAACAAAAAGTATGGAAGGAATGCTACCAATTACCAATAGTTAAGCGGGCGCAAATATTAGCGCGAGAATTTCCACATTTTCCCGATCGTATTGGAGCCTATTACCGCCTGACCAGAGACGGGTTGGAGTTGGACGACAGCGAGCTAGGTAAAACGATCGTAGCTAATGATTCAGTGGAATGGTACTTAATATTCAAAGAACGATTAATCGAATCAGAGAAGCTCGAAGAGAAGTGGTGTGATGATTATATTCAAGAGCTGGTGGCAGAGTCACGAGGTAATGAAAAGCGCCCGGTCAAGCTCATGGAGTTCTTCGGAATTAAATAACTTCGTAGATCACTGCCCTATGAAGTATAGTTATACGCTGCTTGCAGCGCCGGATCCCCGGGACCGCCATGCTTCAATACCAGTGGAGCATTTCTGATTAAGTAATTTTAATAAAAGAACCCCCAGTTCATTTGCTTCCATCGGTGGGGATTAAACGATCCAGGGCATAAACAGGCGGGCTCCTTACAGTTACATTCGTGGACGTTGTTGCCGATAGCGTTCGACGTATCATACTCCCAAGGGAAATGGTTGAAAGACTCACGGCGATCCAGGAGCAGAAAAGCTATTACAATAACAATAATAATCAGGACGATGTTCATTTACTAGATGCCAAGATTTTTTGGTAAGCGTGCGCGAATAAATGGCTCTAGCTCATTGTCCGAAATAGAATAAGGAACAACGATCAGATTGATCCCGACCTCACGGCATCTCTGTACTTTAAACCGATCGTGCTCTTGCTGGCGGACGAGATCGTCTGGTGATTTATGGAACATCGGGGTGTATTTGTAGTGCTGTTGCCCCTGATATTCGAGAGCTAACCGCAAACCATCGTTATAACAATCCAGCTCGAGATTGCGTCCTGTGCTAGGATACCGCATAAAGGACGGACGGACCGAAGGGAAAGGCCGTTGGTAAATCCTCTCTAAAATACGGCGGCAAGCTTGCTCTCTCTTCTTTTCTATACGAGTGCGCCGCTTGAAAAGTTTCTGTAAAGTTTCTAGGGAAGTCCCAGCAAGACCAATGTAATCTTGATTACTGTGCCTAGCGAATAACCAGATAGCAAGAAGAAGAGCTACCGCACCAAAAATAAGCCAGCCCCAGTGCAGTTGCATTTTATATTCCCGCCAACGCCATTCGAAATAACCGGGACGGACCATGATTCTTGTCTACAAATAGCCAAGAATCAAATTTTTTGCATCTACTTACGGAACAACAATAGCACGACTAGCACCGCTAGTATGGCTACGATCAGGGTATTCATATCTACACAGAGATAGCTCTCTTTCTGAGGCCGCTGTTCAGCATACGGAATATCAAAACGCTCTTGCATCTTCTTTATATTCAATCAAGATTTTTTTTCTCCACTAAAACATGGAGGATCCGTGTTGGCGTCGCTGCCAAAACATGTATATCACAATCAACGCCAAAACCAACATAATCAAAGCATTGTATGAAATACAAATATCTTGAGATCCGTTTTTGGGCTTAAAGTAGTAAGGGTCATAACCTTCTCTCATCGCTCTTTACCAGCGATCAAGATTTTTTCTTTTCCAATTTCTTCTTGGGTACCATTAATGAAAGGTGGTCGCACTGAAAGCTGTCACAACAAATCTCACCCCCTCTTTTCCCCGCGCGACTTCCAACAGAATGTTACGGAGTATTTCCTGCAGTCACCTCATCGAGGGATCCTTTTATATCACCAGCTCGGTACGGGAAAAACATGTACATCAATTATGATGGCCGACGCTTTACTGAAAACGAAGCGTTATCGGATGGTCTACGTTATTACCCCGGGATCGTTACGGGCCAATTTCGTGTCAGAATACTGCCATAAATGCGGCCTTAAGACTACCCATTTGGAAAAGCACTATCGTTTCCTCAGCTACAATTATAGCATGGTCCAGCGTCAATTACCACGCTCTTTCAATAACTGCATTATCATCATCGACGAAATCCACAATATGATTAATGCGACGCGTAATAAAAGTAAGAATTGTAGCGAGATCTACCGTATGATTGAAACGGCTAAAAATGCTCGGGTTATCGCCCTCAGCGGAACGCCTCTAACTTTACGCATCGAGGAACTACCTATTTTGTTAAATTTGATTAAACCGAAAAGTATGACTGAGCGAATGCTGAAATACATCGCTAAACAAGATCTCTTCGGTGTCATTACGGTACGAGATTCCAATAGCTTACGTGAAGTTGTCAGCGACGTAATCAGCTACGTTTCGACTCCTCCCGGAACACAGCTACCCGAGGTCATCACGCCGCCTCCCATCGTCACAGAAATGACTCCATACCAAAAAGGTATTTTTTACGAGATCTACTGCAAAGAACAAGCTAATACTTTTATGCCTGATGAAAGCTCAAAGGTTAAGAACCCTAAGAAGTTCGAGAAAGATTTTATCAAATGGTTCTTGGCTTACTCCATGGTAATGAGTACTCGCGCTGCTAATTTTGCCTATCCCGAGGAGATCGAAGCACAACTAAGCGAAAAACCCAAAGAAGCGCCCCCCGATAAACGAACGAAGGAGGGGGGGTGGGTCGACCGTGCTGTCCTACCTCTACTTAAAACTAAGTACTCTCCTAAATTCTATCGATTGTTAAAGAACATTTATAGTCTCCCGGGCAAGCATATGGTATACTCCTTCCATAAAACGCGCGCGGGCGTCAACCTTATCGGGGCATTCCTAAAAATCTGTGGTATCGAACCCCTTATTTTTTCGGGAGACCTCACAGATACCAAGCGCATCGAGATGCTACGAAAATTCAATAGCCCTAAGAATACCAACGGCGAGAACTACCCTGTTATTCTCTTGACCCATGCCGGCGGTGAGGGTATCACACTTATGGCCGTACGCCATGTACACATTTTAGAGTCGGATTATCGAGAGGTATCGATACGACAAGCTATCGGCCGTGCGGTACGAATGTACAGCCATGATCTATTACCGCCCGATCAGCGTAATGTTACGGTGTATCGTTATATTAATACTTATGTACCCAGCTCGATTAAAGATTATGTTGATATCCCACGTTCTACCGATGATGTTAGCCCCGATATTGCCTTGTTCAAACGGGGGCAGGTCAGCGTTCGAGGTATCGACAAAATCTCAACCTACCTAAAAGAAAGCGCTATCGATTGCCCCGAGCCGTACTCATACCAACATAATTGTTACGGCAGGTCTGGGGATGAAAGTGAGGATGAAAGTGAGGATGCGGCTCCACCCAAAGCTCCACCCAAAACTCCACCCAAAGCTCCACCCAAAGCTCCACCCAAAGCTCCACCCTACGAAGAAAGTGAGGATGAAAGTGAGGATGAAAGTGAGGATGAAAGTGAGGATGAAAGTGAGGATGAGGCACCGCCCAAAGCTCCACCCTACGAAGAAGCACTCGAAGCTCCACTCTACGAAGAAGCACCATCTAATTGGGGGCCGGACGCGCGCAGATTCATGGCGGTACAGGGACGGTGGTCTTGTCCGACCTGCTACCTCATTAATGAAAAGGATGCGACTATTTGTGCGTCGTGTGGAAGATCGAAGCCTGGGAATGCGGTATTAAAACGTTCCAAAATTTTAACGCGGGCAGTTAGACCACCAAAAATCTCGAAAAAGATACCGGACGAGATACCGTGCAGGCGATACATCTACTGTAATCTGACGAGTAACGAATATCTAGTTGATGATAGTAGAGATATTCGTTATATCATGGAAACATATGACCTATCCGAACGGTGGCTACAAACCGACCAGGTAAAAAGGCTACCGTATAGCGAGGAGCAAATCACCTATCTAGAAGACGTAAAAATGGCTAACTATATCGCTGCAGCTTAAAAATTTGATTCTTCACAGTAATGGAGAATCGCTGTTATATCTGTTATGAAAAAGATGCCGGTAGTATAGTTGCGTTCTGCCAGGATCCGACCGACCCAGAAACTGGTTACACCGATTACCCTGTATGTTCATCGTGCTTACAATCTTTACAAACCGATCGAGGCTTATCAAATAGGGGGGTATTTTCTGAAGCTCTTTACCGAGGGCGATTGATACTGGATAAGCACGGAAAATATCGGTATGAAATCGTACCGGAAGATGGTAATTATGATATGGAGGCGGCAGATTCGGGGTGGACCTGGGCTGATACGCATGAGTACCTCGCGAAAACTACGTGCAAAAAATGTTCTTGATCTTAGAAAAGGATGTTCCCGCAGATTACTCAAACCCAACTTTTCTATGCTACCATTATTGCGATTCTTCTGATCGTGATGGTTTTCAATATGACTAAACGTAAAGATGCAGTCGTCGAAGGAGGTGCTATTATTAAGCGCTTCAATCTACAGTAAGAAAAAGCTTCCTAGGCTTCTATGCCTCGAAACTACCTACTAATAAGTTGTTCGATCCACCACCCTATAAAGAGATGCCGTAGCAATTTTTGGTCTTCCTGGGCTAGAAAAACCGTCGCGAGAACGCCGGTAGTAAATCGTCTCTTTACTTCAGGATTTAGCGTGCCTGCCCGTAGCTGTTCCAACATCCCCTCCAAACAGTTAATTAATAATCGATCAAGCTCGTGTTCAGGTGATAGACGTGCGTTCATTTGGTATAATACCAATATTTTTAAAGCTCCTCAAAAAATGAAAAAATCTCGGCGAAGGTAACGGGTTTAATGAACCCCAGACGAACCCGCCCCGTTATTTTTATCGATATCGAATCTCCTAAGGAGACCCCTATGGAAATTTCTGCATCGGTAGACATCGATGATGAAGAATGCGATCATCACCAAACTGTTGAATGGCACGGTATCGTTACGTGCGTCGATTGTGGTTTGCAACTAGACAGCCCTCTTTCTTTCGAGCGAGAGTGGCGCACACGTGGTACCGAAGAACATACGCGCACAATCCAAACGGGGCGCTGTCACTACCGTAAAAATGATGACCGATCGATATTCAAAGATGTGGAGAATTCCGGCTTTCCTCGAAAGGTGGTCGAAATCGCTAATGACCTATACCAAAAAATAGCCCAACGGAAAATATACCGTGGAGCTAGCCGAAAAGCCCTTATTTTTGCCTGTTTATTTCACTCCTATAAGCAGGTCGATAAACCTCAGAATCCAGAAAAGTTAGCTTTACAATTCGGGCTTTCGCGGCGCGGGATGTCTCGTGGGCTTAAATTATTCACCATAGGAATTGGAAAGGATTATACGATAAATCATACTACTCCCATGGACCTAGTCCCTACTATTCTCCAGCAACTCCAGGGGAGCCAAACCCAAGTTCACGAGATCCAGCAAATTTATGATAAAGTGAAGGATTGTTCGACTCAACTAAATAGATCTAACCCTCAGAGCACGGCGGCGGGGCTTGTCTATTTATACGGGCGTATTCGTGGTAAGGAATTTTCTCGTAAAGATTTTGCCACGATTGTCGGCTTAAGCGAAATTACCATCTCCAAGGTTAGCCGTGAAATCGCTGGGATAATGGGGTGGAGGATTCGTCTCTAATTCATCGCCGCTACGCGATGAATTAACTAAAGATAGCAGTAACGATACGGGTGTCCGGCTGAGCGCGGATAGCTCTTTCATTAGCCAGCCGTCCCTTGCTAACTTCCGGAGTAATAGATGTCACGATATCAATGCGGACAGTTTTAACCGGATTAAGTTTCTCCTCGTCAATAGTGCATAATTTATCGTTGACGCACTCTATAACTAGGTCGATCTGGCACCGTGAACAAAGATCTTCTATTTTTCGGTATAACGCCCCCTTAATTTCTTGAAGGAAAACATTTCGATACCGTAGGGAAAGCAGTACTAGGGTGCGAATAAATTCCCAAATCATATCTTTGGTTTCCTGATTAGTATCCGGATGGCTCCATATGGTCATAAACCGTTTCGATTGGTCCTCCAATCCCCCTAACGCTTGCCAGAGATCTTTCCCGTGTAAAAATTTTTCATCACGCACCTTAATCTTGTTTTTCCAGGGACCTACGTAGTAAGCGAACCCTAGGATGACCAATTTCATATTAAGATTTCGGAGGAGAAATACGTTTAGAAGGAGTAGTTCCGGTTCGTCGGGAAATTGATCGGTTAGTTCCTCTAAAAATATCTCGAGCTGCTCCGTAAAATCACGCAGTAATCCTTCAAGGCTATGCGCCGCCTGAATTTGTGCCATTATTTAGAGCCAAATAAGCTTTAAACGAACTCAGGTTTGCAGAGCGATAAAGGATAATCGGGGAATACCGTATGAATTCGTGATAGATTTTTGTCGTGATAGTGATCGAGTAGATACGCGGTAAGGCTAACGAGAGCATCGTCCGGTTTATTATCTCGGAAGAGTAGATACGCGTTAAAAGGAGGAATTCGGATCGCGCGAGCCGGTTGGGTGAGAGTATTCTGACAGGTATCATCGACAATGACGATATCATCTAGGGGCCGGTGAGTTTCATCCGCTACGAGCCGTAGATCTTTAGCGTTGCCAAAACGACGCATCGATTCGGCTACCTCATCGTAAGACCAAACAAAGGTATAATTAATCTCGGGGAGAACATGCTCAACAACCCATTGCACGTATTCAGAGGTACCAGCACTCCATATAGCGATATCATAAAAATCGATCAGCGTATTAAATACCGGAAAAAGATATGGTCGTCGGTGTACGGTAAACTCGATGGTTGGATTGTAGATCGAACTGAAACCGGGAATCGTTCCGTACCTGGTATGGACTAAGGTGCTGTCCAGATCGAACACGATCAACCTTTTCTTACGTGCCATCTGTCGATTAGCAAGATTAACGATTCTCGATGAAAATTTAGAGCAAAAAAAGATCTTGAGGTACTTTAAATGCCTACCAAGTTGATAGGAGATTGTGAATGCGTTTATATCGGCGACGAAGCAACACCGCGAGCGGCCGGTGAATGTGCCAAATGCTATCCTATAGGAAAATCGGCAGTAGGCCGCGATGGTCGTACATGGGTCGTCACCAAAGACATAAATGGTGTTAAAAAGTGGACGCGGGTTTACGCGGGGGAGGGCGGATTTGAAGTATCCTCAGGTGCTAGACCCGCGCCACATGGCTTCGAGATGGCGGGAAAGAAATGGCGGAAGCCCAAAGCGAAAAGTTGGTGGTCTGCCATTTCAAATAGTATTGTAGGAGGTCCCAAAAAGGCTGCTCCTAAAAAGAAGGCTGCTCCCAAAAAGAAATCTGCCGCGAAGAAAAAGAGTACCGCGAAGTTGACGTGTAGCTACGGCGGTCGGAAGATCCACATCGGACCACGTGGCGGACGATACTATGTCACGAAAGGGCGTAAAGTTTACGTTAAGTAAATAATTTCACCGTAAGACCATTACGATGAAATAAATTTAACTAAAATAGCAGGAACGACAGACACTACGGTAATGCTCACGCCCACCTACCAACTCCACTCCTTCTTCCGTAGTAACTCTCTGCGTAAAAGCAGCTCCATCTTTTTGACATACCATGCAGACCGCGGTGAGAAAAATAATATTCTCACACTTAGGAATAAGCTTCAGAATCTCATTGAACCCCTCCCGGCGGTAATCTCCGATAAGAGCGGAAACAATGACCTTCTTTCCAAGCTGCGCTAATGTCTCCACTAGGTTAACGATCGAATGGAAAAACATCCCCTCATCGATACCGATTACGTCGTACTCTTCTAATGACGGTATTAGCCGAGGCCATTGTTCATCATCAGTAAGGAGACAGGGGTATTTTTGACCGTGGTGAGTGTACACGAATGCATCATCCCCGTAGCGATCATCCCCGCTCCATTTAACGATGATCGCTTTTTTACCGGTTAGGGTCAGCCGTTCGATGCGCGAGATCAAGGTGGTGGTCTTGCTGGACCACATGGGCCCGGTGATAAGCTCGATGCTCATTTCTCTAAAATGATAGAGAAATATAGTGCATTTTTTTAATCCAGATCAATGAGTCCTCGGGGGGCCTCGCTCTTTCTCATCGTATCACGCTGTTCGGCCATAGACGCCGCTATGGAATAGGCTTCGCTGCGTGGTGATGGCCGAGCTGGATTAGAAGCATCGACCGCCCCCATACCACTCATTTGATTATTATCGTCGCGGCGAAATCGAGTTCCTACTTCGTGACCGATTTCGCCTGATTCTCCGTCTGGTACCGTGGTATAGTCATCAATATCAGATCCTTCGCTTTCGTACTCGTCGTTATCCCCTCCCGAACTAGGCATCTGAGGGATAGCTGGTCGTGGGACATCTTCTTCATCGTCGGTAATAATACGTGGAACATTGCGACCGCCGTCTTCGGGAGGAGCGGGGAAGTCTGGTTCTTGGCGACGGTATGGATTAGGTCGTTTCCAACCATCGGTGGGGTTTGAATCGGCGGGAACGCCACGCATTTTATTTGTTCGTTTCTTAGGAGGCTCAATGCTGCGAATTACTTCACGGAACCAATGAGTAACCTTATCACCTTCGTATTTTTCTACCGTACCATCTTGGTAATACAAAATAAGTGTAGGAACATACCGTATCAGCAAACGGTCGTCTTCCAGGAGAGCGCTCTTTACCTGGTCCGTATCAACATTAATCATTTCCAGCGAATCAAAATGATGCCCTCGTAGCTGGGCGAAAAGCTGATTACAGTGGTTACAGTATTGACTCCAGAAGAGGATAGCCACATCAAGATCTGCCATGGAGTGTATTATTACGTTAGATGATGAAAATCTTTATCTCGTTTCAAAAATCTTGGGAGTAATCAGATGGTTTACGAGACTTCCCACGACCCTAACAATACCCATGCGCGGCCCTATACTCTCGGCCACTTCGCCTGGACGCCTGAGGTCGAATTTTTGCTTTCGGACGATGCGACGAAATTTGTTCAACAACGGTTAGCGAAAAACTTTCAGAACCGTCAGGGGTGGCGCGCTTCATGCCTCGTTCACCCCGATACCATCCACAGTACCATCGAGTCGGTCATTCGCAATACTCACTTTTTCGAGCCTGGCCCTATCCTAGATGAGGTCGTGCGCCGAATCTTTGAAACCTATACCGAAGAATGGGAGCAGGACCAAACTACCGTAAGGCTCGACGAGAAAGCGCTCAGTCGTTGGGATCCTAGCCTGGGACTACGGCAACATTCACCCCTAAAGATGCGTCTCAAACGTCCTACTGTAGGCTGGTTCCATTGGACCTATTAGAATTTTCATCGTAATCTCACGACGAAAATAGCCCACTAGGTCGGTAAAATTCCGGTATCGTTTCCAACCACCGAACGATTTCAGGCCGGTTATACCGGCGTGCTTCTGCGAAACAGTTCGTTAACACTATATAATCGTGAGCGTATATCCATTGAAGAACATCTAGCCGTCCATACTCGATAGCGAGACGGGCAAAGATTGGTGCATTCGATGAGATATAATCCTGGAAATGTTCAATAATGTTCAAATAACCGCGTTCAACGGCGTGCCGACAAATAGTATCAATTGGCGTTACTCCAACGTGATCCTGAGACCATAAAATGGTCTCTAAATTTCCTCTTTCGGCAGCGCGCCAGTAACTGCCTTCGTTCCAAGGGCAGCCATGCCCATGAAGCCATTGCACGACCGCTAAATTTTCGTTTCCTCCGATTGCTTCGGGTAGAGGGCAGTGATGCTCGTGAAGATAAAGCATCATGGGAAGATTATTACTTCGCGCTGCCCATTCAAAAAGAAGGCCGATTCGCCACTCATCGGGCACCCTTAATTCTTCCCCGATTATTTCATGGAGCCACCGAAGAATTTTTAACTGACCACGCGCCGCATACCCCGTCGAATTACCATGCGGACAACCTTGGCTATATAACCACTGAAGAATATCAAGATGGTCGTGCTCTATAGCACTAATGCATGCTGTTTCATCCCAGGGGCAGCCGTGGTCGCGTAACCATTGGAGCGATATTAAATCTGCACCTGCAGCACAAGAACAGACCGATTCTTCCCAAGGGCAACCGTGATCGTGAAGCCATGCTAGTATGTCGATCCGGTGGGTATGAATTGCACCAGTGTACGCTAAGAAATTCCAGGGACATTCGTGGTCATATAACCATTGCAATACTTCGAGCGGAGCATCTCTAGCCGCGTAAACAAAGATACTGGCATCCCAGGGGCAATCATGGGCATGTAACCATTGCATCATCGGAAGGTGCTTGACCGCGGCATTATATAACCTACTGTCCAAACACGGCTCTACGGTCTGTGCCCAAGTCATAAAAGCGATGCCGCCATGGGTAGCTGCTGCTTCGCAAAGCCACGAGCTTTTCAAACCTCGTTCATAGAGATACCGTACGAGTGTTAGATGACCGCGCTCCAGTAATATTTTCATCGATGGATGTGGCCCGTCGCATTCTCGGCTAACTAAACGAAGCGCCGCTTCTCCTGGCGGTACTTTTGCTAAAACAAGTTCGACGAGATCGGGTGGCAGATCAGACCACATTATGGTAATGATACATCGAATAATGGTTTGCATTTTTTTGGCTTAAAGAATTAACGCCTGAATTCCGAGGAATTCCACTTTGTTTTCATGGAATTGCAAGCATCTAGCGTAGAGATCATTGATCCCGATCGTTACTGTCCCGATTGCCGTAAGATTTTTTCCTCTAAGGGTAACCTTAACAAACACCGTAAGACTGATGCTTGTAAATTACGTCATAGGATGATAGAGTCCTTCAATCGACCTGGTATAAATAAGGTCTACCACGGCGATCTCTATGATGGAATGGAAGATGATGCTCTAAAACTAGAGCGTGCTCTGGCTAAAAAGGAAGAGGAAGTTTGGCGGGGGTTTTGTACGGTATGGAAATCTATCAAAAATAGGCTTACCGAAGTCAAGGAAAATTTCATCGGTGACGGTTATGCAGGAGTAATATTATACCAACATCGGATATTTACTACTCCAGAAGGAGAAAAGCGTTTTTATCGTTGGGGTTTGGCTCACGATTGGACTATAAGTAAACATGGTGGTGGTTTTTTGATCTCTCCGGATCTCAAGATAATGTTGGATGCTAGAGCGACGATTACGCTCGTACTATCATCTTTGCGGAGAGATTTCACAAGGTCCTTTGGTAGAGTACCATTAAAACCTTCGCTTGACGCTGAAACTTCCCTACCACCGATGGCTTGAAAAAATGCTTTCTTAGTTGAGTACTAAGAAATTAGCTTACATCTGACAATCGTTGTTCATTCGCGTCTTGTTGTAGTAACGTTGTAGGGCCGAGTTATATCGTCTGCGCTCATCTCCAGTATTGAAGTTGGGGCATTGACAACCCGGAAGACCACGTTCTCCTGTAAGACCGAAGGCTTCTTCACGTCGCACACCAAACGTATCGTATCCACCACCAGGAGTATAGGCTTGGTTGATACCGTCCGCTGAAAGAGGCATCACCATATAGTACGGTCGCTCGATCGCGGTTTCAATATCAATTCGGGAAGCTGCCGTATCACAACCGGCTGTAAGATTCTCCAAACTCTGCATTGGGGCGCACCGATTCAAATTATCAACAGGGTATCTCTGAGGGCACACACCGAGGCATCCAGCATCCAAGAAACGCTCAGACCACGCATTTGGGGCCAAACCAGCGACGACCTTAGGAGTTGTACGGAGGGATTTACTTATCGACCAATCTTGAGACATGGTAACACTTTATAATCTTTCAAGGAAATAAATTTTTACGTAACGAAATCTTGCTTGTTAATAGGATGGATCCCGATTACATTTTTAATCCACAGACCGATCGATGGGTTCTGAAATCCGGGAAGGTGGGTCGTGCGCTAATGGAAGCGGACGACGAGCCCTATAGCCCAGAGGATCTAGAAATGATGGGACCCTTACCGCCCCTAGATGTCATCGTCGAAGCGGTAGCTGAACATTCCTATCGCCCAATACTGTGTAAGAAAAAACTTCTCTAAAAAAACACTAAGCGGTCTACTTAAAAAGGTCGACGCTAAAAACTAGCTATGGGAAACTGGAAGATCTTTCCGTACCGTTTTACTTTTCCAGCCCGTAAATGGGAAACATGCGGCGGCTGTCGTAATGATACCAGCGGTAAAGTCCAAGATGCTCAAATAATGATTCAGAAAGGAACGGCGGGGCTGATGATCCAGCAAATTTGCTGGAAGTGTCAACCGGAATTCATACGGCAAGGATGGGTCTATCCCGGAAACAAAAACCAAATGGTTAACAAATAATTCGCCGCAGTATACGCTACGAATTAAGAATATCACAACCTATCTGGTAACCAATCATAGCGCCGATAAATATGGTTAGAATAATACCAGTAGCCACAAAGCGTTGATGATCTCGATAACTTATGCTGGAGGTTGGTATGAATAGGAAAAGCGTACCTTGACACAGGCCGAATAGTGCGCCGAGTAAGATATAGGATAGCAACTCCATTTAGTAAAAGTAGATGTAGTTCGACAATCATTTTTTTGTTGGCTTAGGTTAATGCTATCGACTCGGACAGTCCTCAATATTCTTTTTATAATTAGAATTATCCTCTCATATGCTACTCTTTTCCTGACCCCTTGGCCACCCTATGTTAAGGTTATCCTAGTCATTTTGTTGGATATGCTAGACTGCGGCGTTGTTCCAAAAATGATGGGGCTATACCCCCAGGGAACACCGTGTGGCACAGAGTATTACCAGATGGCCGATAAAGTAATCGATGTTATCATTACCGCCTTAATGTTTTGGTATTTAAAAACCAATGGTCTTCTAAGTGATACCGAGTATAATACTATCACCTATCTGTTCGTTTACCGTATCATCGGGGTACTGCTCTTCCTGAGAACCAAAGATCGACGTTACCTGATTTATTTCCCCAATATATGCCTGGAGTTAGCGTTGCTCTTCTCTGTCCTACGGCATTACGACCTACCATACCACCCCGCCTATTTCGTCGGCGTTTTAGCCTTTAAAATAGCTCAGGAGATCCATTTGCATGGCCAATAAGTTTCGTTGTTATTCGACGAAAAAATGCTACCTAAAGGAATAGTACCCCAAACCAACGATGTCACCTAAAAAGATGGCGTATCGACGGCTCGACCACATCGATCATGTGCTCGAGCGTCCGGGGATGTACATTGGTACGCCCGAAACCCAAGCATCTGCCGAGTGGGTGGAGGTAAAGGGTCGAATTTGTCGCAAAGATGGTATGTTTAGCGAGGGATTACTCCAGATCTTCCGAGAAATCCTTGATAATGCTAAAGATAATGTCATTCGATCGCGGCAGCGAAAGGTTACCGTTCGTAAAATAGAAGTGGAGATCCGTGACGATGGATGGGTCTCCGTGTGGAATGATGGTATGTGGATACCAATCGAAATTCATGCAGAAGAAAAGGTCTATAACCCATCCCTTATTTTCGGGACCCTTCTATCGGGCTCGAACTACGAACGGGGCGACGAAGAACGGATGGTGGGCGGCCTTAATGGTATCGGCGCTAAGGCGACCAATATATATTCGCGGGAATTCTCGGTAGAGTGTTACGATCCCGAAAACAAGAAGCTGTTCACTCAGGTATTCCGACGTAACATGAAAGAAAGAGATGATCCGAAGGTGATGGGCAAGCGCGGCAAACATGGATATACTTGCATACGCTACCTCGCTGACTTCTCACGGTTTGGAGTTCGCGGATATACAGTTGATCAGCTGGCCTGGATGCGAAAACAGGTCATCGATATGGCGATGCTCACAAATATCACCGTTATTCTTAACGGTAAGGATATTACCATCGAATCGTTGGCTGATTATGCTCAGCTATATGAACCAGGGCAGAACGCTGCTTTATTCCGTACCGCGAACTCCCAAGCGGTGTTGGTGGAATGTACCCATGAAGAGTTTTACGCCGTATCTTTTGTGAACGGAATCGAAACCAAGATGGGTGGAATCCACGTTGAGGCTTGGCTTGAAGAGATTCTCCGGCCACTCCTCCTAAAACTCAATACCGGAGGGAAAAAGAAGAAGAAGGATGTGACTCTACGCATGCCTAATCTCAAGCAGTATTTCTCTATCTTTGTTACCGCTACGGTTAACAAGCCAAGATTTGACGGGCAGCAGAAGCAGGTTTTCCGAGGACCTCGTCCTGAGGTCAAAGTGAGTAAGACGAAGCTGGCTCAGATTTTTAAATGGGAAGCCTTCAATAAACTGGAGGAACAGCTGAGGTTCCGGGAGCTTCAGCAGTTAAGCAAAACCGACGGTAAGAAACGTAAGGTCATTTCGATTCCCGGAGTAGATGATGCTAATGATGCTGGAGGAAAAAGGGCTAACCAATGCATCCTGACGATCTGCGAGGGTCTCTCGGCCAAAACATTTGTTACCGCAGGGATTTCTCAAGCAGAAGGGGCTAAGGCACGCGATGTCTACGGCATCTTTCCAGTCGGCGGTAAGATTCTTAACGTCCGAAATGCTTCGGTAAAAAAGATCGCGGAAAATAAGGAAGTGACCAACTTGAAGAAGATATTAGGACTGACTCATGGTATGGACTACACTGAAGATAAAAACTTCGGTACACTGCGGTATGGAAAAATAGTGATCCTCACCGATGCTGATCATGACGGAATTCATATTCAGGGCTTGATCATTAACTTCTTCCATGCACTGTTCCCCACCCTCTTGCAACGGGAAGGCTTCCTGTGTTATATGCGTACTCCGATCGTCAAGGTCAATATTCGTAATAAAATCACTTCGTTCTACGATCTTCGGGTGGCGCGCGAGTTCATCCGGGAACAGACCCGTAAGGCTACCGTGAAGTACTACAAAGGGCTAGGTACCTTTGAACGGGCGGAGGTTCGCGAGTGTTGGAATAAGAAATCCTTGGTCTACCGCTTTGATAGAAAAGCTGATAGCGCCCTGCGCCTAGCGTTCACTGAAAATCTCAGTGATAATCGTAAGGAGTGGTTGGCTGGTTATCAACCGAATGTTTCTCTTACGGTCGGTGAAAGCGCACTTGAACGAGTACGCATATCTGAATTTATCAATAAGGAGTTGATCAAGTTTTCTATCTACGATTGTTCTCGTTCAATTCCCTGGCTAATGGATGGGCTCAAAACCTCCCAGCGCAAAATCCTTTATACGTGTTTCAAGAGAAATATCACTAAGGAGATCAAGGTCGTTCAGCTCGCTGGATCGGTGGCCGAGATTACCCTCTATCATCATGGTGAGCAGAATCTGACCGATACCATAGTGAAGATGGCCCAGGATTTCGTTGGATCGAACAACATCCAACTCCTCTGCAACGATGGGCAGTTCGGGAGCAGGACTGCTGGCGGAAAAGACGCGGCGTCGGCGCGGTACATTTTCACGAAGTTGGCTCCACTCACCAGGTTGATTTTCTTACCGGAAGATGATGATCTTCTGACATACCTCGACGAGGATGGGGCTGCTGTAGAACCAATGTACTACGCTCCTGTCATTCCTATGGTGTTAGTCAACGGTATTCGTGCTGGGATTGGCACTGCATACTCCTGCACCGTTCCATCTTTTCATCCTTTGGAGATTATTGATGCAGTGCGTCGGCAAATTGATGGAAAGAAAACCTTACTGATACTACCATGGTACCGCGGATTCAAGGGTACTATTGATTGTTCGGGAAGTGGGCGCTATGCTACCCGCGGGATCTTCAACAGTAAAATGATTCGGGGTAACACTACGGTGACCGTGACCGAGCTACCTATATTTTCCTGGACTTCTTCTTACCGTGAAAAACTAGAGAAGATGCGCGAACGAAAATCCATTAAGAGCTTCCGCGATAACTCATCCGACGTAGAGCCCAAATTTACTGTCGTCTTAACAGATACAGGAATCAGTGACAACGAGAAGGCACTTCAATTGAGTTCGACACTAAGCACTAATAATATGGTACTCTTCGACGAAAATGGTAAATTGGTGGTTTACCCGGATGCTGGCACGATCATCGAAGAATTTTGCCGGACTAGAATCATCCTCTACCAAAAGCGCTATGACTTGTTACTGAAAAAGCTACGAGACCAGCTCCCCGAACTCCGTAACAAGATGCGTTTCCTCCAAGAAGTCATTACTGGGGAGTTGGTCGTAGCGCGGCGACCGGAAGAAGAGGTGGAACGAGAAATGGGGAAGAAGGGATACCTAAAGAAAGACGGAAGGTATCGTTATCTTACTGACCTACCAATTCGTTCCATCACTAAAGAGGCTCTGCATAAGCTACAAAAAGAGATCGATAAGATTGAGGTTGGGATTAAGCGCCTGGAAGCGACCAATCCGCGGGGGCTGTGGATAGAAGATCTGGCTCAGCTCGAGAAATCGTACGTCAAAATCTACGGGGATGACCGTCGTAAGAAGAGGACTTTAAAGAAACGTTGATTCTTTTCATAATATAGAATTATGAAAAAATCTATAACTTAAGCTCGTAAATCTCTAAGTTCTTCGGTAGGGAGGTGTAGCAATACTCCGCTATCTTAGTAAACCCAAGTCGACAGTAAAATGAGATCGCTTCTTTGTTCCGATCATGGACCGAGAGAATTATTGAGGAACAGTTCCGCCGTTTACCTTCCCCAATAACTTTACGAACTAACTCACTCCCGACGCCTTTGCGGCGATACTCTTCGTGGACTAAAATATGGGAGAGCACGAGGGCGTTTACTCGTTGTTCTTTAGGTAGTCCTTGGATATACCAGCGCCGTTTGACCTGGGTATGAAAGGTGATTACCCCAGTAAGAGTCTCACGGTCGGAAGACAAGAAGGTTTGAGGATCGTGTAACTTTGCTACAATTTCAGCGCGCGTGAGATGAGCAAAGACCTTACCCGAGGCCGAAAATAGAGCCAGAAGTTGCGTTTCCATATTTCATATACTAGTATGAAATATTATAAGCATTTTTACACTATTGAGATACGAAATAGAGGTTATCGACCCTTCTTCTTCACCGGTGTCTTGGCAGAAGGCGGACCGGTTGATGCGCATCTATCGTGAGAGTGCTACCGAGCACGATCTACATCGAGCGTACGTCGCCACCATCACCACCATTTTCGTTCCTCTTCACGCTACCGTGACGATTACTACTAACGAAATGACCATCGGGACCTTTACGCCGCCTGAAAATCTTGTTGAGGACGATATAGTTGTGCTCGGGGACAAACCATACCGTGGTATCATTCCGGTACATCCGGCCCTACCAATTAGGGCGATGAGGGCTAGTCATTGGCACGTGACCAGCGACGAACCAATTCCTATCTATGTTGAAGGAATGCTGCGGACACCCGAAACTATTAATGATGTATTATACGGTTGGTCACCCTACAACCCCGACGCCATTCCTTTGGTACGTATGACGTCGGGGTTGTTATCGTACGTGCATTTCGTGAGTTAAGGTTGAGATTATTTTTCTTAAGTTAGTTAAGAAAATGTTTACTGGAATTAGGATGGAATTTATTCCGGGCCGCGTCAATACTACTATTCGGGTGCGACCGCGCGCTAGCGAGAGCGGATCGACACCGGATTGTTTTCGTTATGATAATAGTACTGACCCTATCACCCTTACCATCAAAGGACTAGATCGCGGCGAAAAAAGAGAGCGGCTATTCACAGCTGACCATATTCTTATGGATGAAACTTCACAACAGGAATGTTATGATACCGTGGCCGCACCTTTAGTAGCTAGTGTTATCGAGGGGTACCATGGTACTATCATCGCTTACGGCGAATCAGCTTCAGGAAAAACCTACTCAATTCTCGGCCGCCAGGTTACTACGGAAAATAAGATCAACTTTCATACCGACCCTGCTTGTGAAGGAATCTTTCCTCGAGCGGTGCGCCACATTCTCGCCTGGAAAGAACAAGCACCAGCTCAGGAGCAGTTGGTGTTGGAAATGTCCTTCTTCCAAATTTATAAAGAAAAAATTAACGATCTACTTAGTCCCGAACGCAAAATCCTTGAACTTCATGAGGATCCTAAAGAAGGATTCTTCGTGGAGGATCTCCCACGGCACCCCATCAAAGATATGAGAACCTTCCTCCGGCTTTTGATTGAAGGATATTCACGTCGGGCTACTTCGCCGACCCTCATCAATGAAGTTTCCAGCCGCAGCCACGCCGTATTAGTTTTACATGTTACTCGTACCATTTCGGGGGAAGGGTGGTCAGCTCAGGCGCGAACCTTCGGAAGACTTTACTGCGTCGATCTGGCAGGAAGCGAATGTGCTAAATTCAATACGGGAGAACGCTTAGAAGAAAACAAGTTCATCAATGTCAGCCTAAACGCCCTCGGCAATGTCATCGCAGCTCTCTCCAATCCAAAAAGAGCCCACATCCCCTTCCGTGATTCTAAACTAACTAAAATTCTCCAAAGTTCGCTCATTGGGAACTGCCGGGCCGCCATACTGTGTACTGTCCGGTACAAAGAAGACATTTTCGAGACGGTGAACACACTCCATTTTGCTGCACGTTCGCGCAAGATCAAGCTATCGGCCCACCCTAACAAAGTAATCGATTATCAAGTACTATGTCTCGAGCTTAAAAACCAACTGAAAAAACGAAGTAATCAGATCGTTTCCTTACGGTCACGTCTTAGCAAATATGAACCGGTCGAAGATGATATACCTACCGAGAGTAACGTCTTCCTAGAAGCTGTGGATAGCTTTCTACGGGATCGTTCTTACCACGAATTATCTCACATGGTTGATAACCTGGAAAGCTCCCGCCAAAACCGCCACCAGCTCGTTGACGAGCTAGATAGCATATATCAAGATCTGATTACAGAGTGAAACAATATGGCTTAAAACGATGACGCTTGGAGATAATTAAACTATGGCAGAAAAGGATAGTAATCTATTCTCGTCCCCGATGATGATGCATATTGCTGGGGAGCTGGTAGTACTCGGCGGCGTTGCATTCTATTTTCATCGCCGCTGCCAGGCTCTCGAAGAAGATCTGAAAAAAACCCAAGAACAACTTGCCCAGGTAACACAGATAGTACGACAACTTTGCGGAGATGCACCCCCTACATCCCCACCCAGACGCCACCGGCGACGACGAGTCCCACCACCCCGTCGCCCGGCTACGCCTTCGGAGGAAGAAGAGGAAGATGATATTGATCAAACCATCGACCAAGAAAATCGCCAGATTAGAAACAAGAAACCTGAAGCTCCTCGTGCCGGGCGTCTACCGCCGGAAGATATCACGGAGGAATCCGAATCCGAGAGTGATAGCAAAGAAAGTTAAAGTGGTTTAAAGAGAGGGGTACTAAGGGTGTTAGGAACAGGTTCCTAACACCCTACGCTTCAAGGCGGTAAGGTGAGATGAACCTTACTCCTCTCGAAAGGCGACCCTAAAGGTTACCGTCGAGATGGTAGTAAGGCTTAAAGCGTGGCTCGCCCTAGTTACAACCGATCACTTGAAGTGTTTATAGTAACAGTTTGTCTCGTAATCCTGGTCGGAGCATGGAAAGACTCTGCGCTTTATTCTCCGCACCGGCAAGACAAGATGACGGTAGCTTAGCTACTATATAGGTCCTGAATTCTTTTAGGACCTATAAAACGGTATAAACAAAACGGTATAAACAAACAATGGGCTTCCAACAGTGGTTTCGGGTCTACCAACCTCACTTAATCCAACTTTATCAAATTTGGACGTCTAAATCTGAGAGTCTAGATCTTGCACCTTTACGTCAGCTAAGTTTTAGTCAATTCGCTTACTTCGTTTTTCACCACTCGAGTGGTACGATTACTCCCTATGGATAAACTGATCGATTTTATTACCGAACCCAATGCTTACGAAGAGGAGTTTCTGGATGACGATGAGATCGAAAGTGAGACGGTCCAATGGCTTGAAGAAATGCGTTTACTTGAACGATATTGGGACCCCTGCTATCTCCTCTGGGAATATTTGCAAGAATTCACCGCTATCACTGGATTACCGTTACTAGATCGATGTCGCCCGCACCATATTCTCCAGCTACTCCGCTAATTTCATTATATAGCATAATGAAATTTACTCGCCAGATTCCAGTAAGGCTAAGCACTTCTCGATACTGTGCTCAATCTTGCGGCGTTCGCCGCTAACTTCTGCTGCAGCCGGGCCTTCAGCGACTGCATAGGATGGATGTGAGGGCATTCTGTCGGGAGCTTTACCTTTAATAGATTTTGCCCTAGCAACGACGGCTTCGGCTACGTCTCCTTCTATGTCTTCAGCCACGTCCCCCTCTACCAACCTTCGTAGCTCTCGAACCGTTTCTTCGGTACCTATGACTTGGACACCACTAATGGTCTCGACCACCCTATCTTCCCCACCAGTACGTCCTGCATGACAACGACCACTGGTGCCACTACAGTATGGTTTGTCAGGAGGACAGCCACGCAGTTTTTTCCGCCCATTCTCGTCGGTAATAACTTCATTACATGCCGTCGGATATAGTTCGGGACTAGCCACGAATGGAAGAGGTGGAGGCGGTAGCAGGGGGAGCACCCCGAGCTTTTCATCATCTTCAAAGAATACGGGGCGCGTCCCTGACGGGCCAGCTTCGCTGGGTATCTCATCGAAGGGGTTGTACCCTGTCGTAGCAGGTATCTCATCGAAGGGGTTGTACCCCGTCGTAGCAGCTCTTCTGGGTATCTCTATGTCTTCACCAACAAATCTGACGGGCCGCTTTCCTTTAATGCGAAGAGGAGCTTCGATCTCTTCCTCATCCGATGAATCGCTCTCCGATTCTGCTTGATGCTCCCGATATGCCTGAATCATTGCGGCGCGAAGTGACTCTAGCGCTGCTCCCTCTACATGGATATCCTCATTAAACATTTTCGATTTGTTTTCACTATCGCGATAATGGACTTTGATGTGAATATTATTCCCGTCAACCCATGCGATCATTTTACTAATCTTGATCCCCAAATCTTTGAAATCGTAATCCTCGACTAAGATATGATCGTTCGGTACGGTTGCTGTGATGGTAAGGTGTTCACCCCCAAATTCCTTTTTGTTACCTGGGAATATCTTGTTGATTACATCCATGTAATTAGATGAACTTTTAGAACGACGAGGTGGAGGGGCCACCTTCTCATCCGAATCGCTCCCCGAATCGCTCCCCGAATCGCTCCCCGAATCCATCGCTGCTTGAAACGCCCCAACCATCGCAGTGCGAAGTGGTTCTAGCTTTGTTCCTTTCACAGCAATATCATCCTCATATGTTACCTTCTCGTTGTCAACGATATCCTTGATCCTGACCTTGATGTTCTCTCCGTTAACCCATGCGGTCGTTTTGATCATATCGTTTTCGAGATCAAATCTTCCGACCTTGAATAAAATATGATTATTCGGCATAGTCGCTTCGATGATAAAACCTTGCTCCCCAATTTTATCTGTGTATCCGTCGGGGAAAAACGAGGCGAGAACATCCTTATAATTTGATGATCTTTTGGGACGGTGAGGCGGGGCAGCTCCTTTTTTAGGCGGCCGTTTGGGTTCCGGGGATTCAACGCCGTTTTGGGCATCGATATCCCTGCATAGCTCTTTGATGGTTTTAACCCCTTTACCAGGAGGGTCGCGTTTAATAGGGATACCTAAAGATGTGGCCAACGCTACTATATCAGCTCTGCGACTTTTAGGGTCGCAAGGCTTCCTACCGGACTTCCCGGTAAGTTTGGGTCGATCGAACGGTGACGCTACCGAAGATGCTATTAAAGATGTTACCGAAGCCGGTGAAGATGCTACTGAAGTCATCGACCCTTCGTCCGCATCTCGCCGTCTTAAAGTCTGCATTATTTCTTTGGCAAGGGCCACACGGTCGATGTATTTCTTGTTACTTTTACTAATCTTGATCCCCAAATCTTCGGCAATGTATACTAAATAATTACGGGGGGTATTTGTGGGGTCCTCACAGTAAGCAACAATTTGTTCGCGGGTCTTCGGGAGAGGCATAGCTGCTTCTCGGCTGGACTTATGAGCGACACACCTTCCCGATCTAGGATTACAGTACTTATTTTGATCACGGCACGTTTTGGTTCTTTCACTTGTGCACAAGTCCATTATCTTATATATATACGGGAAATTTATTTTTTAGCTTTACTTCGTTTTTTAGCTTCACTTCGTTTTTTCTCAAACGAAGTTACTCCAGTACAATTTTTCGTTGAATAGTATGTAGATACTGAGCTCGTACCGCAGCATAAACTTTATGGGCTAGATAGATCGGTGTAACCATATCACGGCCGTAAGCTATTACCGTTAGCTGCTTGATAGGCTTGCATATCTGATGCTCGATATAGTAGAGATAGAAAAGTTTAAGTGCGAAGGAGCGCTTGCGGTAATAATCAGGATCCTCCAATAACTCACGCTGTGTCCGATAGGGACGATTAATGTAGATAAAATCGAGACGGTCACCCGCTTCAACGATTTGTCCACGTTCTCTCATACGGCGAGCTAGGTAGACATGAGCTGGTAGAACATATTTTTTGTCGCACTGAGGACAGACCCCATTGATAGTATCCTGTTTGCAGGGTTCACAACGGTCTGCTTTATAAACGGCCCGAAGACTTTTCGAGATGATGTAGTCGCTGAGCGGTAGGGACCCGTTAGCGATTCTGTAGATAGAATCACAAAGAATTCCCTCTATCTCTTCGCCCGGAGCTCCGTCCATGATCCGTAACAAAACCTTTTGGTATAGCGTCTTGAGACATGGAGGGTTGTCACGGCGTTTTAGAGCGATCCCTTTCTTGATCAGGGTACCATCTGGTAGGAGGGCAGCGTACCGTTTCGGAGTAAGGAGTAAGAGGACTTGATATAAATTCTCGAACTCCATCTTAACCGGTGGAGGAAAGATCTTGTTGATCTTAGCTGAAACTACCCGCCCTTCCTCGGCACAAGCTTGTGCTAACTTCGCGCTCGGGGCCTTATGGGCGAACTTGCGAAATGATATGAAGCAAGAATCCGTATTCTTAACGTTGATAGCCCCCACGCCCGCATGAAAGATGCCGGATTCCGTTTCCAAGTCATATACTAGGCTGTCCTTACGGCGGATCAGTATGGCAATTCTCTTGACTGCCCACGAATCTGAACAAGCATTAATGGATATATGATAGTTATCCTCGAAGCAACTGACACCGACGTGGGGATATCCTAGTGAACGAAGGAGATAGTACATACCCTGAGCCCTCACCTTACTGTCACAAATGATTGTCGTTTTTTCACCATAATGTTCTTCGATGAATTTCTTTTTGATTTCCTGCGATCCATTCAATACCCCCATAGATATCGCGTTCGGTGATGCGCGCGAACATGGTACTTCGAACTCAGCAAACGTATCCGGAAAGGAATGTAGTAAACGATCCCCCTCGCTAACCTCGGTTGGTTTGACACACTCTAATTTGGGCGTCAGTAAACTGTGATCTTGAGTTACGTCTACACAACCAGTATGGGTATTGATTCGATAGATGTCTTTTTTGACTCGATGCTGGATAACACGTTTGATCTTACACCATGCTCCGTTGGCCCACACTTCTAGGTCCACAGATGCCTGCTTTTTCTCCGTACGGTCACGCTCATCGGATTTGAATTGAGGGTACGAGCTCCAATTGGAAGCCAAGTCTTCGATGGCTCTAATATCAACATGACCATTAGGATAACGAACTAGGATAGGTTCATCACCTGGGACCGAATCCCCGTATACTACGGAACCTCCGAAGCGATCCTCAATGACCCGCTTCGCTTGTGAAATCAGCTCTCGTCCCCGGGCCGTGGTGCTCATAGCACCAGGAAGGAGGGGTAGATACCCTTTCTTCGCCCCCATAGCTCCATACATCGAATTAGCTGAAATCTTGTAACCTAGCTGCCGCTTATCGAGGACGATCAACTGCGTTTTTAGACGAGCTTTTTCTTCCTCATCGGTGGCTTGGCTGAGCTGCTCACTAACCTCTTTGATCTGCCCCTTGGTGGCTGCGCGAGTGCTTAGTAGATTTTTCAATAGTGCTGGAAGAATCCCCTCCGGTTCGCGAAGAAATGAGAAGGATTGTTTACCGCACGAGATCACCTTGATCTTAGGGAGGGCTTTTTCGCGAATTTTGGTATTACATTCAGGGCAACGAGAGGCCCGTTCGACGAAGATATCCTCATGACAGGTTGGGCAGTATATCCAGAAGCGAGGATCATGCTCGCATCCCGAATGAGTCTCCCAGGCGATGGTGGTAACATGTTCCGGAGGGATGTCCTGCCAGGTTTCCGGTACCAAGGTGGTATGATCGATATTGGTAGAAATAATGATACTAGGATACAGGCTCGAAAAATCGAAGACCAGTACATTATGGTAGAGACCCGGGGTCGGATGGAAGACCACGGCCCCAGCAAACTTCTCTTGTTCTTCTTCCTTTTCTTTGCTATAGCCTCGGTAGGGAATAACAAAATTATGATGCAGCGCCCGGTAGTAGTACTGCGAAAACATCTTGATCTGCTGCCCCTTAAGGTACAGATACGGAATGGGTACCCTCATAACCCGCGCCATTTCGCATAGGCTAAACCACGTCTGAAGATGGTTGAATAGTTTCAGGGTCAACATAGCATCCTGAACACAGTACTTAGCGATGCGACCCATCAGACGAGGGTCTTTAGTGGCGTAGGCCTGATAGATATGCTCTGGAGTAATAGGATCCTTAGTTTCGCCGACGAACGCCTGAGCGACATCGTTCAATTTGTAGCTAGAGAAGGAATGTTCCCGCCGAATGATCGTCATCATATCAACCGTAAAACGACCGGGAATCTCCAAGCCGCGAAAATTTTGCGCCCCAAATGCTGAGCTAGACCACCCTTCTTCCTTTATGGTAGCATAAACATGCCGCAGCCGTCCCTGATCTCGAAACCCTAACCAACTCTCGGTTTTTTCTGCGCGCCGAATAAGGTAGTTGTTATCAAAACCCAATATATTATACCCCATGATAATATCTGGGTCAGCCTCGCGGATCATCATGGCGCACCCTACTAATAGGGCTGCTTCGGTACGGTAACTATGAAGCACAATATTTTTCGGTACATAAGCCTTACCGATAACGTGAGCATGCCGTTCCCATTTATCTTCCGGTTCACCCTGGCGACAAATGATGATGCAAACGCAATAAGCCGGATCGTAATCTGGGTTAGGCATAGCTGGTAAGCGGGAAGGGTAGGCCTCCACATCAAGGGAGAGTAAGGTGGGATGAACTAAACGATCGCTCTCAAAAGCCATGAGATTATTCCAACTGCACATGATCTCATGAGTACACCGGCTGATCCTCTCAGTGCGTGCTGGTTCGCCTCCCGCCTGAATCCAACCGCATAAGGGAAGCTTCATGTGGGCGGTATATTTGAGAATGGGCTCGATGTTCTGCTCATGTAGTGAGCACAATATCTTACCGACACTGGTGACCACTAGTGGTCGGCGGAGAATCATATTCATACGCCGGGCGTGGCTCATCTTACGAAATGTTACGTAAAGAAAAGGATACGTCCGTTCTACCGCCTGATGTTGAGCATTGAATGCAACCGGTGGGGTGTATAGCTTTTTCTTATACACTAACCCCCGTCGTACCGGCATAGTTTTCTGAACCATACTTTCCGCATCATCGCAATCTCCAAATTGTGCTTTAGACTTATAGTTTCGATCTAACTGATCTTCGAGGGCCTGAACGAGGTGCTTGACGCGCATCTTATTCCAGGACACGGTATACGGTAACTCGATGTAGAAATGTGGGCAGTAATCGACGATACGGATCAATACCGATTCGTCGTTTTCCGTACGGCCGTACACTCTCAACTGCAAGCCATCGTCGTCATCCTCTTCCTCTTCGCTCCATTCCCAATGAATAGCAAAGAAAGGAAGAATCATTTGTAATTTGTGTATAAAGTGCGCGCGACAATTTTTTCTTGTCTTAAGTCAGGATGGCAGGAACTTTTATCCGTATCATTGCGGTTATTATAGCTCTAGTCTTCGTGGCTTATGCCGGTATCTGTATCTGGAAGAAAACTTTTCTTCCATGGCATTGGTTCCCACAGTATGTTCCCAGTAACAAAAAACCGGCGGTAAATTGCATCAACAATTGTTTACGGGGGAAATGCGGCACAGAGGCCTTCAACAACTGCCAGGTCGTCGACGAGTGTGCCCGTATCACCGGAGAAGGATCATGTAACGCTACCGATTTCTGTAAGTGGGCTACAGGCGCTTGTGTTCCAAAAGATCCTAAGGTATCATGCTTACCAGCAACCGAGACCTGCATCAACGAAAATACCGATGCCTGCTCGGCCGAAAATATTTGCCCCGCTAAATATTGGCCTCACGAGAATAAAGAAGTAGCAAAAAAGGAATAATTAAAGGATTTTTTTTCTATGATATAGTTAAGATGAGTTATGGGATCTTCCGGCAATGTCGCCCATAATATTTTAATGACTATCATCATCGCATTTACCGCTCTTTTCTTAGGGTTTCTATTCTTCAACAAAAATTACCCTAAGAGTCCCGAGCTGGAAGCGTTGAAGAAAAAACTCGTACGGGTCGACAGCCGTATTGATAAGATTAATTTTGTCGAAGCTAACTCGTCGTATACCGAAGATAAGGAGGATATTTTTATGTGCATCCGTGATGAAAACGGACACGTTTATGATCTAAACACTTTAGTCTATGTTTCTCTCCATGAATGCGCTCATGTATTCTGTCCCTCGGTCGGCCATACGGCGGAATTCCACCAAATTTTCCGGGAACTACTAGGCCGTGCCCAGCAAATCGGTATCTACAACCCCCGCGTACCCATTGCCCAAGTTTACTGCGGTATGAGGATCCCACCGCAGACAACGATGTAGCCTTTCGTTATAGTTTTAACGAAAATTATATAAAGTTATGGATACAGAATAGGAATGAGAGAAGAAACTATAGGAAAAGAAATTGATAAACTACTCGACGAGTTAATACGGCAGTTACCCTGTCAAACGCCTAATATCAATCCTAGCACCGGCCGACTTAACATTTCTTAATCGACCTATTAAGAAAAAATTAACCCATCAGGAACCTGATCAGCAGCAAGAAGACTGCCGCATGGATAAGAAGACCCTGAATAGTTGGAAGTCCACCTTCCAGAATAGCGACACCGAGTGGACGGATGAGATCGTTGGTGATACGGTAGAGATACGGCGAGGCAATCACGACAAAGAGAAGCCCAGCGACCACCGCGATAATCCATTTATCACGGCTGGTTACCATTCGTTCGCATTGATCAATAGTAGGTTTTTTCTCGACGTAAATGGCAGTGGTTGGAGTGGCCATCTTTATTATGAGAACAGAATTTATTTTTCCGTTCTATTTTTACAGTGCAATGTAATTAGAAAAAAATGTTTTAGAGATGCCGGATAAGTATATCTAAAGAAGTGACCCTTAGATACATCTCTAAATGGAGAATCTTCTGGCTCATCAACGGTCCGTTCTCGAGGAAGATCTGACGATCTTGGCTCAAAGCACTGCTACCGCCTTCTCGATCCCAGCAGACGAGTTACTCCGTTACTGGAGAACTGGAGCGCGAAAAATTGAGGAGAAAGCAAAGGGTAAAAAGAAGACCAAGAAAGAGCCCGTAAAGATCCAGCCGCAGGAAGTTTCATCATCTTCCTCCGACGAGGATAACGGTAATAAAAATTGCACCTACGTTTTTGGTAAGGGCAAGCATAAGGGAGAACAATGTCCAAAATTGGCCGTTGAAGGCGGCTTCTGCAAAACGCATCAACCTGCTGAAAAGGTGAAGGGTAAGGGCAAGGATGATTCGAAGAAAAAGAAGACCGGTGACGCTATCGGTGACGCCCTGAAGAAGATCGAAGGGGTTACCCTCTCGGTGAGACGGAATCTTTACGGTAATTTCGAGCATATCCCGACTCATCTGATCTTTAACGAGGAAAAGAACATCTATAAGCGTCAGAATGATGATGGAACTCTCCTTGATCTCACTGAAGCTGATGTGGAAATATGTATCCAAAACAATTTGGATTATGTTGCTGATTCGGTACAGCCGCGCCATGAGCAGTCGGAGCATGAATCAGACAGCGGTTCTTCTAGCTCGGAATCGGATGTTAAGAAAAAGAGTAAGAAAGACGGTAAGGTTAAGGAAAGTAAAAAGAAGGCCGAGAGCTCCTCGTCTTCGGAGAGCGAAGTGAAGCCTAAGACGAAGAAGACGAAGAAGGCGAAGGAATCCTCGTCTTCGGAGAGCGAGGTGAAGCCTAAAAAGAAGAAGGAAGAAAAGAAGAAGGTTGCCTCGTCTTCGGAAAGCGACGTGAAGCCTAAAAAGAAGAAGGAAGACAAAAAGAAGGTTGCCTCGTCTTCGGAAAGCGACGTGAAGCCTAAAAAGAAGAAGGAAGACAAAAAGAAAGCGAAGGAATCCTCGTCTTCGGAAAGCGACGTGAAGCCTAAGAAGAAGAAGGAAGACAAAAAGAAGCGGTACTCATCTTCCTCGGAGAGTGGGTCTTCGTCTGGTAGCGATTGAGTTTAATTCTTAACTAATTAGTTAAGAATTATTGGTGTTCGATTAAATTCCACCACTCCATCTGGGCAGCTTCGAAAGCATCATCGAAAGATATGTCGGTTTTGAGATCACTACGGTATTTCGTGATTTTAGCCACAATAAAATCGTAAAAGGCGTCACGCGGCATACGCTCTAATTGGGTACGATAGCTTTGTTCAATATCGTCGTACTCGAACGGCATCTCACCACTATCAATAATTTTTCCACTCTCGTTAAAAGCTTGCCGGAATTCATCTACGGTATAGTCTGGTGGCAGTAAAGATCGGAGGTAATCTATCGCGGTACCAGATCGAGGAATAGTGGTCCAGTCTTTCCACATACGGGTTACCGCCCGCCTAAAAGGGGTATTCAAATCCAACCCATCTACTGATGCGAGCTCTTTGCGATAGATTTGTAGGGCATACTCTGTGGGAGGAAAACGTGCTTCCATTATATTCAATTAATTGTAAAGTTGAGAAAACATTTTTTCCTATAATGTTCAGCTATTCTTTTTCGTGCTACAATCTTAGCGCGACGTCCGCGTAGCCAATACTCCGGATGCTCCTTTCGTCGCAGCTCTTCTTCAGCGGTCGCCAAGGCTTCATCGAAAATACCTTTTTCGTCAGCTACAGAATCCATCTAAAAACTTATCTAAATTTAGGACAGTAAGCTTTAAGTAAGATTTCTTTGAGGTAACAAAGAAATGCTAACTATAATAATTAGCCAGTTTTTGGTTTGGATATAGTCCGATACAGGACGTCATCGGGGCACAGTTAGGGGATTGCTCGCTAGAAATAACTTGGTTGTGACAATCACTAAGGCATTCCGCCTGAGTTTGTCTGTTAGCTGCAGCGATACTGCACGCGTAGGAACAATCGTTGATGCTGCCAAAATACTCCCGACTCGCTTCGTCAGGCAGAGGCGGGATATCTTCACCTTCGTCTTTTTCTGGCTTAGTGCGCACGGGACTCTTACCTTCCGAACAAAATTTAATACAATCATCCATACGGTCGAGCGGGAGGCCATCGATGCTCCCGCAAAGACAGAAACAGTCATTACCACAGTTACGGTCGAAATCGGTGCGGTTCGCTAGGTAAGAAGTACCCAAGCATTTGGATAAGGGGATCGTTTTATCGTTGAGGCAATCATGGTAATCTGTGTAGGGAATATATCGAGGAAGCTGGCTGTAGGCGGGGGGAATATGGTGTGACGTGGCGATTAAAGTCGATATATATGCGATTATTAATAGTCCCATAATCGCATAGAATATATATTTATGGGACATCTTATTATAATCTCACAAGATTTTTTTCAAAAGGTAATTTAGAATGGGTACTGTGGTACTCCGTTAGGACCGGATACTAAAGGTACTCGAGCGGCCCCCGATTGGCGGGCGGCCCATTCCATAGCACTAACAGCTGCGGTAGGATCGAACGCCTCCTTAGTCTGGTACGTTTGCCAGGCTAGGACAGCGGCCAAAGCCAAAATAACGATCATAGCAATGAAGCGGTTGTCCGGAGAGAACATCTTTGTTAATTCTCAACAAAATTTTATTTATGACACGCGTTCCGAATCCTACTAAAAGCACTGAATCCTACTAAAAGCACTGAATCCTACTAAAAGCACCGAATCCTACTAAAAGGAAAAAATGTCCCGACTTTGGGTAGGGTCTTCGCAGTAATTAGTCCACCGCTTACACTACCGTAAGATCAGTAAGCATAAAAAAGCGGTAAAACTTGTTTCTTGGTTCTAGTTACCATGGACTCGCGCTTGGTCAAGTTTCTCGAACGCTTCACGGTGAAGCCGAAGGAGTTATACACCCATACCAGTATGATTACTCCACGTCGGAGCTACTTTATTCCCGGTACAGAGCTCGATACTTTTTGGAGCATCTACGGAATGGTACTGCATGATCAGGGCGTAGCTGGACTCACAGAAAAACCAGACGATTGTTTACCGTTAATTATGGACATCGATCTCCGGTACGATCTCAATATGACCGGGATGGCTCGTCAATATACCGAAGACACCGTAACAGAGGTGGTCCAAGTTTACCAGGAAGAAATTAGTAAGATCTTGGACCCTAACCAAACCCTCGCTACCATCAATCGAGCATTGATTTGTATATTACTGGAGAAGAATGTCCCGCGTGCTGAAAACGGTGAAATAAGAGATGGGTTCCATCTACATTTTCCTTTTTGTTCGCTTGAGCAAAAAGTTCACCGTTATCTACGCCAGAAGGTGCTTGATCAGTTTACGGTACGGCGGACCTTCTCGCGACTTAATTTAGCCCATGATAAATTGGATAAGATTTTTGATGCGGGTATCCCGGGGGTCAACTGGTTGCTTTACGGCAGCCGTAAGTCCCCAACGCACGAAATATGGAAGATAACTAAAATCTACGACCATCAGCGGCAGGAAATTGAGCTGACAACGATACTAGCCGTGAAGCCTGATGCTACTACTAGCTCATCCAGCGATGAGATTCAAGGTCATGTTGCGCGGGCAACCTCTTCGTTGTATATGAATCGTACCATTATAATTTTCGAGAAGGGGAATAGCGACGAACTAGAGTGGCGTTTACCCCGATTTTTGTCAGTACGCAATTCACCGTATAATATTAAGGTCACCGATGGATTACGGTTGGTTGCGCGGAAAAAAGAAAAGAAGATAGCTCCGCACCAAGAAAAAACTCTCGAGGAAATTCTCGTCGACCTTACTCAAGCTAACGAGCTCCTGGGCATGATCAGCAAGGATCGTTCAGATAGCTATATCTCCTGGATGGAGATAGGATGGATTCTTTTCAACATTAGTCAGGGGCACGATCGTGGATTAGAAATATGGATTAGGAACTCGCGCTCCTCTAAGAAATTCGTAGGAGGTGAGTGCGAGGAGCTATGGGATAAAATGCATTACGGCAACTATACTATCGGGACTTTAAGGATGATGGCGTCTCAAGACGCCCCCGAGCACTACCATCACTGGAAAGAGAAACAGCTTTTCAACGTACTTTCTAGGGCTTCCGGCGGCTTGGATTACTCCATGGCTTGCGTCCTCCAAAAATACTACGAAGATCGGGTTATTTGTGTTTCTATCGAACGAAAGATTTGGTATGAATTTCACGGTAATCGATGGCGTCAGATGGACTCGGGAACAGCCATATGGACGGCCCTATCGACGGTAATTACTGGGTTATTCGTGCGGCTGGTGGAGCCATACTTTAACAAGAAGGTTTTAGAGCTCGGGGATGACCCTGATCGACAAACCTACATCGATAAAAAGAAGAAGCTGAGTGAAGTTTTGTGTAAGCTTCAGACCAATGCCTACAAAAGAAACGTCATGGTAGAAGCTATGCATTTATTCCACCAGGCGGGTGGCCGCGACTTTTTACCGAAGTTAGACAGCAATCCTGATACCGTCTGTTTCGATAATGGAGTATACGATCTCAAGATGCATCAGTTCCGGGAAGGTCGCCCCGAGGATTACTGCTCCTTCAGCGTAGGATACGATTACCACGAGCCTGCGGAAGAAGACAAGGAAGAAGTTCGGGAACTTTTCAAGAAAGTTTTCGTTAACCGGGCGCTCCGGGAGTACTACTTTCGGTACGCTGCTAGTTGTCTGCGCGGCGGTAATTCCAACAAAGTTTTCGTTATCTGGACGGGTGAACGCAACAACGCTAAGACCATCATAGGGCGGTTTATGGAGATTACTTTTGGTGACTATGCTATCCATCTACCAACCTCCTTACTAAGTGGTCGTAGGACTCAATCGAGCAGTGCTACTCCTGAGTTAGCCCGTACGGCGGGTCGCCGCATCGTTTTCATATCTGAACCTGACAAAGGAGAGGTTTTTAACCTAGGAATTATCAAAGAGTTATCAGGTTCAGATACTATTTATGTTCGTCCGATGTATCGGGATGGGTTTGAGGTAATTCCCTTATTCAAGTTCGTTTATACCTGTAACGATATGCCTACATTTCTAGCGGATGATCCAGCTTTTTTCGAACGGTTACGGGTGCTACCGTTTGAATCTACTTTTATGGATGGGGCCCCGAAGGACCCAAAAATGCAATTTAAACTCAAGCAATTTCCGAAGGATCCATATTACCGAGATAAACTACCACAGTTACGAATGGCTTTTATGTGGCTTCTTTTAGAAGAGTATAAAGAGTATGCCAAACACGGCTTGCACGAGCCTATGGAAGTTAAGGTTGCCTCGAACGAATACCGCAAGGATAACGATATCTTCCTCCAGTTTGTCACCGATACGGTAGTAGAGCAGAACGGAGGGCGAATCAGCCCAGTCGATCTCTATGCAATATTCCGCGATTGGTTCCGAAGTGGATTTCCCGGGACCCGCTTACCGCCGCGCCCCGATCTCGTCAAATACCTTACTAAACGATGGGGAAAACTTGGAAAATCAGGTCGATGGCGGGGATTCAGCCTACGAGAAGCTACTGATATTGTCTCAGACGACGAGCCGGATGATGTCCTTATCATTCGTCATAGTTAATTTCTTCGAATGCTCGAAGAAATATTTGGAGAAATTGGTATAAAAAAATCTCGGTAGTAGGTAATGCGGGTCGCATCCTTCGATATCGGCAGTAAGAATTTCGCTTTTGTTATCGAACAATTTCGCCCAGAAAGCTACCATGACATCGTTGCTACGTTAAGTAAACCAAAAAAATCAACCTATCAAGCGTGGGCAGAAAGCCCCGGATACCAAGAAGCTCTTCACGACGTCTTTCTCGAAGGGAAAGTGCTACGGTCGAAAGTAGTTGATCTAACCGAAGGACGCTACGCTAACGATGCCCCGGAGGTTTTCATCAACATGTGGAAATTGATGGGCCGCTACCTACCGCTCTTCGACGACTGCGATATTGTTTTAATTGAGGAGCAGCTCCAATGGGTTACCCGAAACAACATTGCGGTCAAACTAGCCCAACACTGTATAAGTTTCTTCCTTTTTCACTATGGAACCTTCAAGACGGTTTGGGAGTATCCCGCATACTACAAATATCGGGTGTTGGGGGCACCGTGGAAGATGCCTAAGTACCAACGCAAGAAATGGGCTGGTCAGCTGGGGGAGCAGATCGGGCATGAACGAAAGGATCGACGGTACCTCGCTTCTGTAGCCCGAGCTCCTAAGGCTGACGACGTGGCTGATTGTTTACTACAACTCCAATCGTTTAAAATGCTACGGGAGCTTCCCCCCGGCTTTTTCTGCACCAAACAACCTACCAAGAAACGGCGACGAAAAACTAGGAAAGCTCCCTACCCTGATCTTAGGGGTATTATTTCTTTGTGAAAACAAAGAAAATGTTGGGTAATAACAAATGTTCTGGCTGATCATCATCATCGTTCTGATCATTATTCTAGCACTGCGGAAGCGCGAAGGCTACGTCCGTACACCGACTCAATTCGAACCAGATATTTTTGCCGATAGCGGTGGAATGGCTGGCTACCCGACGACCGACCCCGACCCTTGGAGTTGATGGGTATTTTGGAGTTGATGGATGTGGGTTCTCACGCGCAATTGATCGTCAGTGTACGCCTTAACGATACGAACCTCCCGTTCATGCTGATCGATGTAAGCTAGGATTTTACCCTGATATTTAATATGGTCGTCGTAGGCTAAAAGTTGAGGAAGCTTAAAGCTACGTGGTGAGGATACCATGAAATTGACACGTTCTTTTTTATCATTGTTTCGGACCAAAATCGGTACGGCATCCACCCTAATGATTCTAGTCGAATATCCTCGCTGCTCAGCCAAGCAATCGGCCTCAAAAATAGTACGGTTTGCGAATTCCTCCATTACTTTTCGCGCAAAGCGCTTTAATTCCAT